CCAAGGATAACTATCCCAATGCACTTGTTCAACATCAATGGAGCAAACTCTGGAATTGTCTCTGTGAGCAGAAGGTCATATGTGTCTTCTAAAGTTCTCAAAGACTCTAGTGGGTCTCCTGTGTCTAATAGCTACAATGTACTGAGATTCTCTGGAAAGTCTTATGGACAAATAAAGCCTGAAGACTTCTACAAGTTCTTCAACTCAACAGCTACTTCAATATCATCTGACTCAATAAAGAGAGGATGGAAGTCTTCTTCAATGAAGTCTGGCTACACAGTAGAGCTTGTGTTCAACAGTGACTGGCATCCAAATGCAGAAGGAACTATATTCTCAATGTGTGACTATGACTCAGATACTAACATGACAATGGGTATCGAAGTCACTCTTGAAGAGGCTTCATTCCGTATAGGCAATGAGTCATCTACTGAAGTAGCTCAGGTAACACTTATCCAGAACACTTTCACTCAGCTTGACTTTGTGTTTGAGACAACAAAGACTAGTGGAGTGCTCACAGGAATTGCAAAGATATATGTCAATGGTATTTGTACAGGAATCACATCTCTTACTATACCAGAGACTTCTACCGGCATAAGGTTTGAAGGCCCTGCACTTGAGAATGGTATCACATTTGGTTGCAAGAGCAACTTCACAGACTTCACAGATGTAGACTTCTATGGAATAAGGTTCTACAAGCAGAGCTTGAGCGACTATGAAGTCTTGAAGAACTGGCTTATATCTTACTCTACAGGAAACAAAGGCGCTGATGGAGGTGTAGATTGGGATAATGTCATCAACCCAGCTCTGAAGAGGAACTACTTTGATGATGACTGGGCTTCTGTGCTCTGGGACTACACAGCTGGTACAGACATGAATGGTAACTACATTGGTCACAAAGCTGCTAGTGGAGAGAACCTCTTTGAAGCCATGAAGAAGTGGATCTCTAAAGAGGTTGTAGACTCTGTGACTGGTGAAGTGAAGACTGAGATGTATCGTCCAATGCCTGTCATCTTGCTCAGCCCTCCAGGAACTAATGAGAACTTTGGCAAGTCTTCAGACTTGTTCTATGCAACATACAACGAAGCAACGGCAGCAGTGAACAATGGGTATATCTCAGCAGGTGAGAACTCTGGATCATTCACAAGCTGCTTTGAAGGAAAGTTTGAGTACTATGACACTAACTATGAAGCTGTGATCACTGCTCCTCACAATGTGGCATGGTACATGCAAGGTACATCAACTCAGGCATATCGCTCTAAGAACATAGAGCTTTGCTTTGAGAATGACGATGTTGCTTCAGGAGACCTTGACAAGAGAAACAACTCTCACATACTGTTCACTCCAGATCCACAGAACTGGCTCCCAGAGAACAGATTCACTCTGAAGGCAGACGTGATGGACTCTGCTCATGCTAACAATGCTGCTATTGGACGTTGGATCAACAGAAGCAGCTTCATGCCTCTGAACCCAGCTCAGCAAGATGAGACAAACTTGTACAGAGACAAGATCAAGTCTACACTTGAAGGATTCCCAGTGCTTGTCTTTGTTGACTGGGGGCATGGCATATCACAGAACATCTCTGGATATCAGTTCCTTGGCATCTACTCATTCAACTTAGGTCGTGGCTCTTACTTCAACTTAGGATTCAAGAAGATTGAGAAGTATGAGCTTGAGCAAGGTGCTAGCTCTGCATCTGACGATGACACTAATGGATGGACTGATGTGTCTAGAGTAGATCATGCATCGTTTGTCAAGAGATACAAGATGCCTGAGACTCAGAACACTAACATATTCTCATTTGAGTGTACAACAAACACTCCAAGTGAAGCAGCCGGACTCCAGCAGCCTAACATAGACTTGATGAGGAAAGTCTGGGACCTCAAGTGGACATCTAATGGCAACTCTGACTTAGGATACAATCGTCTTAAGACTTTGGTTCGTACACTTGGATACTGTGATGGAGATACACTTGGCGGCAAGTCTCATGTGCCTGAGTACTACTATGGATTGAATGGTGCAGACATAGGTCCACTTGAGATTTGGAGGAATCCATCAACAGGCGGAATATCGCTCACTCAGCAGAGTGGATATGTCAAAGACCAGTGCAAGTGGTATGAAGGCCTGCAGCTTCTTGAAGGCGTCACTGGAATGACATTTGACAAAGATGGAAACTATGTCTCTGGACGTATACCAGACAAGCAAGCACTTGGCAAGCTTGCTGTCAACTTCACAGTCAATGATGGTGACTCTACATACACTCCATCAGTAGACAGAGCTCCACTGATGTCGCAGCATCCAGAGACTATCATCCACTATGGATCATTCTCTAGATACTTTGTTGTGGCCGTACTGTTTGGTATGATTGACTCTCTTGGAAAGAACTTGACCTTGAGGTCTTGGAACTTGACTGATGGCAACAATGGTACATTTGTTCCAGCATTCTATGATATGGATACTGCGCTTGGACTTGACAACGCTGGTCTAGAGAAAGTAGATCCAACTGCATATGTAGACTACTGGATAAACTCTAACACTAACACAAACTCTGCTACAGGTGTCCAGCTGAAGGTGTTCACAGAGTCATATCCATACACAGACCGTACAATCTCGTGGAATGATCATGGAGAGCAAGTCTACAACTGGTATGACAAGAATCCAGCAGAAGGAGGAAAAGTCATAGCAACATATGGCATCAATGATCCTCAGCCACCTATCCCAGACAATGTGATATTTGACATCATAGACTCTCACTTGTGGCACTTGATCAGGTTCATGCCAGATATTGCTGCAGGCTTGAACTCATATGACTCTGATGTTGTCATGGCGTGGGCTCCAATAGGACAGTATGCTATATTGAGAGGGAAGTTCTTGAGTGACATCAATGAGTTCATAGACAACTACTTCCTTGGACACAATGAAGATGTTGGTGAGTTCATATTCAACCTTGACTACAAAGAGAAATACCAGACTCCTTATGTGAAGGCTGACTCTGCAACAGCAGAGATGACATATGATGACATGAAGTTCTGTCATGGTCGTCGTGACAACTATGTGAGACACTGGATGAAGAAGCGTATCAACTTCCTTGACTCAGTGTTCAACCTTGGCAGGATGTACAAGCCATCTAACTCTGACAACACTGGAGAAGTCCCAGAGTTTGAGTGGGCAGCTCAAGGCAATGTGAACTACTTCAATGCAGATGACACTGATGTCATAGCACTTGGATCTAAGAAAGACTCTGAAGGCAACTGGGTCTCTAACTACATGCATGAGCTCTCAACTAAGTCAGAGGCTTCTAAAGTAGGAAACTACCAGTTCACTATAACATCTAACTCTACAGTTGTACTCATCATCACAATCTCTAACAAGCAATACAGGTACTTGCTTCGTGATGGAATACCTGAGTTCTTGAGGATGTCTAAGAATGATGGACAGTACTCAATCAACATAAACAATGTTGAGTGCATATCTAGATGGGACAACTTGAAAGACTTGAGATTCACACAGTTCAACCAGAAGTGGAATCTGCTAGGCCTTGACTTGTCTGGACAAGACTCTGTTGAGTCCGGATCTAGTGCTGACTTCTCTCTGTCGTCAGCTCAAGAGCTTAGGACTCTTGACTTGAGCAACTTCCACACTCGCTCTATGAGTACTATTGAGCGTGTAGACTTGTCTATGTTGAAGAAGCTGCAAGTATTGAGGCTTGACAACTCAGACATAGCTGGTGTCACTCTTCCAGAAGGAGGTAACTTGCAGACTCTGTCACTTGCAGACTGTTCTAAGATGAATGGTGTCTTGTCTATCAGGAACATGACTTCTCTTGAAGGAGTCGTCAGCATCTCAGGATGTCCAAACATCACAGCAGTAGAGATAGAGAACTGCCCAAGGCTTGAAGGGCTAGCATTTGGCAAGAATGTGTCTCTAAGCAGGATATCAGTCCACAACTGTCAGTCATTCAGGACATTCTCTTACTCTGGAACCGGTGACACTAGAGATGGAGAGAGCTCATTCCAGAATGTGATGACTTCTATCTCATTCACTGGCAATTGCAGTGGGTTGAAGAATGTGAATGTTGACCATGTCACAAACCCAAGCTTTGTCCTTGACCTGAGTGGCGCAACTGGACTTTCTGCTTTGTCTCTTGCAAGCATCACGTCTACTAACATGCCTATACTCCCTCAGTACTATGATGACAAGGGAGACAAGTCAAGTGCAGAGATCTACAACAGTGATGAAGGGTTCTCTATTTCTCTCACAGGTGTCAACTTCCCAGCATTCCTGTATGGTAAAGGCAAGGGAGCTTTAGTTGCTTACAGAGGCAACAAGGGAGACTCAGAGAAGTATCCTGAGATCTACACTATAGACTATGCTGACTACTTAGAAGGCAAGAACACTTCTGGAACAACATACATCATTGACCATGTTGCACCACAAGGAGGAATCATCCTCAACCTTGCAGTGTTCAACAAAGTGTCTTCTATATTCTTGCAAGACTGTCAGTATGTAGAGTACATTGCTTACAAGTTTGACACTAGCAACCCAATCTCTAACATGTCTCTGCAGAGGGTCAACAATCTCAAGAGAGTGTTTGGATACATTGGGTTTGGCGCTGAGACTTTCGACAGAGGACTGTCAAGCTTCTACATAAGTGAGTGGAACTCAATCTCAAGCACAGACAACCAGATAAAAGTCTTGTTTGAGAAAGCTATCAACTCTAAGTCTGACTCTGAGTATGAGATGTTCCTCTCTCAGATGGAGGACTTGATGCATGACATTGATCCTAGCATTGCAGAGCCAGTGCAAGGAATAGTCCCTGCTACTAGGCTGCTAGTAAATGAAGGAACAACTACTTTCAACAGGACATTCAGGTCAACTGCTATATCTTCTAATGACTTGTACTACATCATGTTGCTGATCAACATGTACAACAAGTCTCATCAGAACGTAGTCTCTATGGAGTCAACATTCAACTCTTGTATCAACATTGCTACTTCTTGCTACAAAGATGAAGAGACAGGAGAGATTGTAGACACATCTCCTTCTAGATACTTGTTCAAGCACTTGTACACTCTGACAAATGTGAAGAACATGTTCAGCGGTGCAAGCAGCATGACTGGAGTTGTGTATTCTCCAGACTACAACAGGTATGCAAGCATCAGTGCAGACAAGAACTTTGAGACATTCATTGGAACAGTGACGCCTCTTGCACAGAAGTGCACTAACATTGGTCTCATTGGATGGAATCTGAGACTTTATGATGACTATGTGTTCTGGACTCCGCCTGCAGAAGACAATGTCCCATTGTACTATGACTCTTCTAAGACATATCAAGGGTGTTTTGAAGCAATCAAAGACACAGATGGTGTCTACAATGGTGCTACAAAGATCACATGTGCCATAGATGGCTATGTAGATGTTGAAGAGACTTACTTCTTAGCAAGCAAGATTGCAGCTCCATTCAAGAGAGCAGAGAAGATCAAGAACTCATTCAACTCTATCAATGTGACATTTGACAACAAGTTCTACAATGGAGCTACTTACAATGAGATGCTCATGTACAACACTGAAGTGACTTCAATTGAAGGATCATTCAACATGATTGTAGAACCAGGCTCAGTCATAGTAGACTTGTTTGCTGGTGCTAAAGTGCTGAGGACTAAGTATCCTACACTGTTCCCAAGCAAAGTTGAGAAGATCCTCAGCTCATTTGTGATGAGCACTAAAGTGACATTCTTAGAGAATGGAGAATACACATCTGACGGATATGGATACTTTGTCTTGACCGATGACATGTTCCAGAGGATTGCTGGATCTTTGAAAGAGATTTCTCCTTTGCAGAATGGAACAGACAGTGCAGATACAGACTTTGGAACATTTGTCTCTGCTAACAACTTTGTGGTGAAGACATATGCTAAGTATGAGAGTGACAACAATCCATCAGCTAATGCAAGATTCCCATATGGTGTGTTTGCAAACTGCACTGAGCTTGTAGCAGCACCTGCATTCTTTGCCGGCCTTGACTTGAGCCACTTTGTGAACATGACTTCAGAGTTCTCAGAGCTCACATACACAAAGTTCACAGATGAGTGGAGTCCTATAGAGAGAAATGGGACCGATCCTCTCAATGTCACAATACCAAACTACTATGAGAGCAAGCCTTATGTAGAGAAAGTAGGCATGAATGGTGTTGTAGAGCATTCAGCTAGGACTAAGATGTTCAAAGATTGCATCAAGCTTGTGAACTTGTCAAGCATCTTCAGGAACATGATACCTCCATACGAGTCTTATTCAGGACAGACTATCCCTGGAGGATTTGTCCTTGTACAAGATGGATTTGCAGGACTGACTGCTCTAGAAGACCTGTCTAATGCTTTCAGGAACAACCACTACTTCCGTGGAAGTGTGCCATTGAGGCTCTTGTACACTGGTGACACTACTGTAAAGAAGACTTGTGTAGGAACTGACAATGAGACAGCAGCCAAGTATGGCTTGGTTGGAATGAACATAGATGGCACATCATTTGCAGGCGTATCAAGCACTGCAACAGTGAAGGCTATGATTGATGATCAAGGAACACTCAACTTAGGAAGCACTTACAAAGGCCTGCTAGCAGAAGCTAGAGCTCCTTATGGAGGCTACTACTATGTCCCTGATGACTATGCTACAGAGAATGTGTATGTGATAAGCTATGCTTCTGAGAGTGCCCTGAGATACAACATGTTTGACACAGTTGAAGGTGATGATGGCAGGCTCTATCCAGCATTTGTGAGATATGATGACAGCAACCCATTCCACAAGAAGCTCAAGAGATACAGGAGAGAGAACACTTATGAGTGGTATCAGAAGCTCAATGCTGTAGAAGAGACGATAAGTACTTCATCTGTAGAAGTTGATGTAAACACTAGAGCAAAGAACATCAAGAATGTCCAACATATGTTCTCTGGAAATGATGCCGCTGGATTCTTGAAGCTGAGATATACAGACAACCCAACAGGACTTCTTGCTTCTACTCTAGCATATAGCCAAGAGACATTTGACTTGAGCCAGCAATACAAGCTGAATGCCTATGACATGACTGAGTACTTGACTGCTAATGGAAAATACATCAACAAGAGCTTGTTCAGGGAGAATCCTAACTACAACCCATGGACATTCATACCAAACTCTAAGCTTGACAGGAACCTGAGGAAGAGAGTGCTGTGGGCTGATGTCACTGATGAAGCTAAAGTCTGGAGGCTTGTCTACAGGAATGCTATATCTGGATACCCAGATCCTACTCAGCCTGAGCTTGAGACCGTGAAGAGTGCTTTGTCTGGCAAGTTGTCAGGAAGTACAGACACTAATATAGCTAGTTGGATTGCAGCCGCATTTGCTGCTGCTAAGTCAGCAAACACATCTATATATGACTATCCACAACTGAAAGGTGTTGAGTGCTACTTGCCTAACTATGACTATGATCCAAGAGTAGTAGTCATCAATGAGAACTTGAACAAGACTACGTTCAATGACTTAGTGTATGATGGAGTCAATGCTAGTGGATTAGTCAATAGCATAGTCAAAGACTCAAGTGCTTACATTCTCAATGGCATTGTTGGAGGCAGAGCATATCCATCTTCTATTAGCAACAGTGCTAAAGAAGGCATCGTGAAGAGACAAATACCAGCATCTTGGACCAATCCAAGAGTTGTTGTTGAAGATCCATACATAAGCACTGGCATAGACTCTTCTGAAGTTGCAGGTCTTGGCATCACTTATCAGAATGGAGACTACTATGGTACAGTCAGCACATTTGAGCTTGAGTTCTTGAACCATATCAAAGCAGAGAAAAGATACTTTGTGCCTTCAGACATCTTGAGCTATGTCTCTAAGACTGCTAATGTGAAGTATGCTTTCTCTGAGATGACATTCCAGCCAGCAAGGATAAGTGACTCTAAGTACTCAATGAAGTTCTTTGAAGGAACAAGAGCAAATCCTGGAAGTCAGTTCTGGAAAGACTTGTATGATGTGAGCACTTCAATCCCATACTATCCAGAAGGCAACCTTTACACCGGTATCCCAGGTAAAGTGAGTCCAATGATGTTCCAGGATGCAAGCACATTCACTTCAATAGAAGGCATGTTCTACAAGAATCCACAACTCTTCCCATACTCTTGGTCAGGCAAAGTTGGAGAAGTGACAGTGATGGGTGACTTGTTTGACATTGACACATTCAAGCCTCTTGAGAACATGACTGACTCATACTTGCTGTGGGCAAACAACATTGTGCCAAGGAATGTGAGAATTGCTCCAGACACATTCAAGAACAACAAGAAACTGTACTATGGAGACTATATGTTTGCAGGCACAACTTGGTATGGATATGACAATGATGACACTCAAGTAGGACATCAGGTACAAGAAGGAATGTTTGACAGCCAGCAGTTCATTGTAGCTAACTCAATGTTCACTAGTGTGCTTAACTACACTGCACCTCAGTATGCTACAGGTGCAGACATCTCTCCTGTCCAGCTGATAACTCAGTCTCCACAAGGATACAATGATGGTGAGCGTGAGGCTCCTGGCTCTAGAGGTCTGAGGTATGTCCCAGAGAATTTGTTTGACAACTCTAGAGACTCATTGAGACAAGCTTCTAACTTGTTCTTCTTTGACCAAGCACTCACAAACTACCCAGCACTGTATTGGTACAAGTACTTCTCTCCATTGTCTCAAGACTCTAACTTTGGCACTACAATATGGTCAAGGAGACTGTTCCATGCAGCATACTTCTTGAATGATGGGAAGATGAACAGTGAAGACTACAACAATCTTGGCAGTGGTGGTCCATGGCAGCTCCAGAAAGTAGATCCAAATGATGAGACAACTCTTGTAGGTTCTAAGAGGAACTATGTGTCTTACTTCGCTAATGGTTGGGACAGCAAGGTAGGCAATGCCACTATTTAAATTGCAGTAATACTGACACTATATACTGTTAATTTTTGTTAAGGCTCTCAGATAGTGTGAACTATTCTGAGAGCCTTTTGTACTTTATATGAAAATCATAATATAAATGATATGAGACTACAATATAGAAACATAGCAAGGCTCTTAAAAGAAAAGGCTGTACCTGGAGAGGTGTTTGTGTGTACTCTTCTAAATGATACTGTGACATTCCTTTACACAGAAATTGATGAGACAGACTATACAAAAGATCTGATACACTTCAAGACTCCAGATGATCTTGAGCTTATTACCCATTCTGAAGGAGATGTCAATGGAAACAAAGTGATTTGGCCAGCTGGAGGAAGCTGGGATGAGTGGGAGAGCAAGCACTCTCTAACAGAAGAGACCACAAAGAATTCAAAACTTGCTCCAGAGAAAACAGGATGCTTGTCAGGAACAATAGTTCAGCCAACAAGATTCTTTACAGGATCAATAGTCCAGTCTAAAGTTGGTGGCTTTTTGTATTTAGTAGAGACTATAGACTATGCGAAAAAAGTACTTAGTCTGAAGCCTTTACTATTAAATCCTTTACGATTACATGTATGTAATAATGTATTGACTGATGCTTTTGAGCAGTACAATGTCTTGAGTGTAGAAGACATAGTCAAGAATTATATAAGGATTGGAGAATGGGCTTTAGTTAGGAATGATACAAAAACATACTATGTTCTTATTGATAGAGTAGATGCTGACACTATCTACACTTCTTGCACTTTAGAGAAGCGTGGAGGAAACATAGAAGATGTGAAGCTTGATAATAAAGTGTGTATAAGGGATGCTTCTATGAATATCAAGTGCATCAATCAAATACGTCCTGCTATAATAGAAAAGGAACTAGAGCAGATAATATTGACTTTAGGAGACAATGGCCTTTTCTGGAACAAACTGACAAGAAAGATTGAGGAGATGTACTCTTTTGACGATCTCAAGCCATTTGATAGAGTTCTTGCAAGAGTAGACTCTGCTTCTTGTTGGTATTGTGACTTCTTTGACTATAGCAGATATAATCAATACTACTTAGTTGGCTCTTCAAAGTTTGCTTTCAACAAAGGACATCAGCTTGTCCCATATGATGAACTAACAAAAATGTTGCCCGGAACAACAGATCCAGCACCAAACCCATACATTGCAGCTAACCAATACATGAAGTTGAAGCAAACAAGAATATTTGGAAATCCTGAGGACTTAGATATTGGGAAGAAGCAATGACAAAGAAACCATCTACTAACAAGAACAAGTTTTCAGATGAAGACAAGCTCAAGATAAGGAACCAAGTGTTGAGAGACACTGGATTCCCTCTCAAGAGAGTAGAGAACTACTTGCAGAGATTCAACTGGGATCTGAAGAAACTATATGACTATCCTATTGTCAAGTCAGCAGTCAAGAAAACTAAGCTAGAGGCTCAAAGATCTAAAGCATTAGAAGATATTGACCTTGCTGAAGATCCGCCATCTAGCGTCACACAACCAACTCCTAGGAAGTCTAAGAAGAAGAGTACTGTCACTGATAAAGTAGGAAATGTCATTGATGTTCATGATGATGGAACTAAGTGGTTCAGAGGCAAGAAGCTTGTCAATGACTCTAGTGGGCTCTATGCTCCATACTTGCCAATGAAAGAGATAGTCAATTGGATGAAGGCTTATGGTCGAAGAGAAGTTCCAATATATGTACAGAAGCTCGAAGATTGGTGCAAGAAGCACAAGAAGAAGTACAGCACATGGGATGAGCTCTCTAAGAATGAAGACCTCAAAGAATCTGATCTTGTAGAATATGAGAACTATGTCAACTGGCATGTCTACATGAAGAGGCATGACCCAAGTGAGTTCTCACTGAAGTTCCAGAAGAAGATGAAAGAGCACTTTGCTACTAAAGAACTTGGCATCTGTTAATTTTTGTTAAATGTTTCTCTGAATTTGTCTAATTGTGTAATAAATTTGTTATATTTGCAGTGACAAACAAATAAAGAACAAATGAGTATGGATATTAATGTAAGACAAGAGACACAGAAGCGAACCGAAAAAGAAGTCACTCGCTACTACATGAGAGGCAATGAACTTGTTGTAGAGTCAGTAAAAGCCAACATCAAATGAACATCTACAAGAAAAGAGTCTCATTAGAAGATCGGAATCGGCTCTATGAAGTCTATGACTTTGAGCTGAATCCAGAAGATATGAATGCTCTCAGGAAAGCATCAAAGGCGACTACCGAGCAGCTTCGTGAATGGAAAAACAAACTTTCTGACTATGTCTATGCTTTCGATGAAAGCAAAGACACTGATGGGATCTTTGTCTTGAGGAAGAGCTTTTATGAAAACTATGAGCTTGCTACAGGATTTGACAAAGATGCAAGATCTACATGGAAGTACTGGTTTGCTCACTGGTGCTCATTCCAGATGACTGCAATCCTCTTAAAGTGCTGGAAGCCGAAGTACTTGTTCCATGACATTGAGAAACCAATACTCCTAGCTTTGGTCAAGGACTACAAGAAAGTCCAGAGATGGCATAGAGCCCATAACAGGCATCATGCAGAGTATGCATTATCCCATCTTTCAGACGATGGGGCTCCTAGATTTGACAAAGTCGACTGGGAAGCTGCAGTGATAGACTGGGAATGCTCCAGGCACACTAAGAGGCAGGCACAGATGAATGCCAGAGAGACTCTTGATTGGCTAATATCAGATGTCCATCAGCCTTGGAGCTCTTATTCCAAAGCTATCAAGAGCTATTGCGAGCCTGTCCTTAATAAGCTAGGCTTGTAGAGTCTTCAGATATCCTCCAGACTTGTTGACAAGCCTGTTGCCCCACATGTCTATCGAGGTGAGTACAAAGTGGTACTCACCTTCATAGTTCAAGGTGATTGGCACATTGTCATTAGTGACCTGATATGCTAAGACCTCGTCTTCTTTGTCTTTGCCTTGATTCACATACACATCCCAGACACTCAAGTATCCACTGTCTTTGTAAGTGCCGGCTTCATCTGCAGACATTAGCACCATGTTGTTTCCAACATTGTTAGTGACTGGATTTCTATGAGAGAAGAAAGTCTTTGTAGAAGTCTCTTTGAACCAATCTCTATAAGCATCATAGATGTTGAACTTTGATATAGTGTATGAGAATGTATTGTCTATGAAGTCTTTGCCAAACCAATTGTCTTTGTATGTAAGCCATCCTGTATCTTCTCTCTCATCAGCATCTTGAGTAGCTTGGATGACATAGCTGGTATATGTGGTGTGAGCTGGAGAGATAGAGCACCTTACTTTGTAAGGCATATTCTTTATGTTCTCTTTAGGAGTGTCAGACAAGAAATTGTAGATGTTGTTGTAGTATATCTCTGGGATGAGCAAGTCAGTGTTGACTAAGCCATCAAGGACATACACTTCACAGAAGTCATTAGTGTCATACCAAGCATCTTTGACTCTATATGTAGTCCCAGAAGTGTACTTCTCTGAGACAATCTCTTGCTTCTCGTCCGGATTGGTAGGAGAAGGAGTGTCTCCAATATATGTCATCTGTGCAAACTCAATCTTCACACATTGCTCTGGCTTGAAGGCTAAGTTATTGAAATTCTTAGAGTCTCTTATCTTGATCTTTGCAGTCTTTGCAGCATAGTCATTCTCTATGTTGTCAATGCCTATCTCTATTCTAGAGACAAGTATCGCATAGCAGTCAATAGCCTTGCTATTGACATCTTTTATAGTGTCTTGTGAGATTCCTCTGAACTCTTCATAGTTAGAGCTATAGTCTAAGATGATGTAGTTGTTGTCATCTTCTTGTATGTCATTGTCAGGAATTGACTGATACTTAGACACGATGAATGGGCCAGATATTTGCTCATCAGAGTCTACAAGCTCATTAGTGTTCCTGTCTATATACAAAAGCTTTACAAGAGCTCCAGTGTAGAATAGGTTCTGATGCTGTGGATTCTCATCATTGAGGACAATCTTTATTTGCTCTGGCTCAAGTCTCTCTTCTTGGGAAGTTGCTGAAGAGTTTGTGTTGATGATCTTGTTGACTCTCTCGGTCAGGTTTGCTATCTTCAAGAAGTCTCCATCTTTAGGAGTGTCAAGCAAGTAAGACCAGTTCAAGTACTCTATTGATGAGTCAGTGATGCCGGTCTTTGATATTGGCCTCCTATATGACGGCCATAGAGTTGGATCTTCTCCTATCTTGAGTGAATCTGCAGGAATAGTCCCATCTGAAGACTTTGTATTGCTGTCAAGCATGTATATTGTTGGGAACATGCCAGTGACTCTAGCCTTGCTGTTGCTCTTGCTAGCAAATGGCGCATTGTAGCCATCTACGCCTTTCACAGTGAGAGTGTAGTCGCCAAGATGGTTCACAGTGAAAGCCTTGTCTTTGTAGAATGAGAAACATTCATCTTTCAAGAGCTCAAGCTCTCTCAACATGTCAGTATAAGCTTTGTCTTTCTGTGAAGCATATTCCTCTAAGAACCTGTGTTTGATTGACACAAGCTTGTTCTCTAAGTCATCATATGTGATATTTGCTAAAGAAGAATACCTAGTCTCACTAGAGCTATTCTGGGAAATCATCCAGTTCAAGTACTCTTCAAGAGCTTTGCCTTTGCCTGAGATTGTGTTGTATGCTGTAATGTAGGCTTGTTTCTCTCTTTCTCGGTCTTGAGACTTAGCATTGTAGTATGATGCTTGCTCATTAGCTGCTCTTATAGCATATTGGTACTCAGAGTCTTCAACTATAGCCCCTCTGAAGTTAGAAGCATCGTCAATGAGGAGGTCCAAGTCTTCGAGCTTCCTCCTGTAGCTGTCTTTTATCTCCTGGAATCTAGACTCATACAAGCTGCTGTCAAACTCGATAGATGGACACATCTTGCTTCTGTAGACATACTCTGTGAATATCTTCTGCTCTCCACCACTAGCAGAGTACTCAGGCTCAAACACTACCTTCACAGTGTGCTCTACATCTTTGTCTTGTGTTATCTCCTTGCCTTCTATGAATCCTTCATTCATCATCAAGATGTACTTGTTGAATCCTTCAACATACTCTTTGCCTTCATATTGTGCTTTGAACTGATTCAAGTCATCTTGCCAGACATCAATTGCTTTTTGGTGAAGCAGATCTCTCTTTGTAGTGACATTCTCAAGCTCTTCATCAGTAGCATAAGAAGCATTGCTATAGTCATTTGAGATAGACACTGATGCGTCTAAGTATCTCTTGACGAGCTCAGACTTCTTCTCTTCCATGAAGAACTGATCATATGTGTCATAGTTCTCCATGATGAGCATCGGTACATTGTACTTGTTGTCACTTGTATACTTGAGCTTAGAGACCCATTTCTTAGTATCTCCATCTTTTACATACCTTGGATAGAAGGTGACATAGTCATTGTACTCTTTGTGGAATCCAGTCTCTTCACTTTGGAAAGAGTACTTAGTATGTCGAGCTCTGGTGTCGAAGTAAGTCTGTATTGTGTACTTAGTGTTGCTCTTCCAAGGTCCAAATGGTTTCCTTAGTGATCCATTCTTGACTCTGATGATTGGAGGCTCTGTGAACTCAATGCCATTCACCCTGTTCTTGTACACATACATCTCATTGTCAAGCACAAGCAATGGAATCTCTTCAAACACTTCTTCTCCATCTTCATTAGTTTCCCATCTGCCTACGCCATTCTTCATTGTGCCACATGATGTGTCGACAGTGAGCTCATATTGCAGCTCTTCAAATGGAATTGATATGCTTGTTGGCTTTCCAATCAAGCAATACTCTTCTGGCGGGAAACCTACGACAGAAACATCATACCAGTCTTCTTTCTTCATCTCATTCAGAGATGAGTCATCAAAAGCTTCAAATATCTTGTTGATGTAAGTCTTGATCTTCTTGTCACTCAAGTCAGCAAAAGTCATCCCATCTTGTATCTCTTTGAGAGTACAGTCAATTGTAGCTTCTCCATCAGACAAAGCTAGAGATGAAGCTGATAAGTCAAACACTGGAGACAAGTGCTCTTCTTTCTCTTCAGTGAAAGTCTCATATCCAACAGAGTATCCGAGCTCTCTTGTCCTGTAGAAGTACACGCCCTCACCAGTGACATCAATAATCTGGCAATTCACATTGAGTATATACTTCTCAAGCCACTCTTTCAGTGAGAACAACTTTGCAAGCACTTCTAAGTTGAGATATGAGTAGACAGCTTTGGTAGAAGGAATCTCATACCTCATAGTCCCTCTTTCCCAATCTCCACTGGAGTTCTTCCTCCAGTACTCTACATCATCACTCTCATCATCTTCTTCGTTAATCTTGTACACTAAAGATAGCTGGTTGAGCTTCTTCCACTCTATGAAGTCTTCAAGTGTCACGCCAGCCCTCTTGAGCTTTGACTGCAGAGTCATGCCTGTTGACACATCAAGAGACTCAAATGATACTTTAGACTCAAAGTTGCCATCAAAGTGCATGAACCACTCTTTGAAGTAGATGTCATCATATCCTAAGAACTTGACCGCATTGATAAGTGCTTTGTATGTGCCTACATATGGGAATATCTGTGAGTACGACAAGAACAGCTGCTTAGACTTCTTGTTGATGAAGTCCCAGTCTAGCCCTTCTTCATGAACAGACATGTCTTTGAACACTTCTTGGTACTCTTTAGGATCAGGTATGCCAAAGTTAGCAAACAGAGTCCTATATCGCTCATCTTCTCCTATTGCTTCTGACTGCACAGCAAGGAATCCTATAGTATTCTTCACCAAGCTCTTGTCTGGGTTAGACACATTGTCCACACTGTAGAATGACACAAGGTCTTGATAGCATCCTTCTTCTTCACACAAGAATCCAATAGTGACTACAAGAGGCTCATTGTCTTTGCTTGTGTCTTGTGACTCTCCAACTAAGTCAAATGCTTTGTAGTTGCTCCAGTAGACTTTTGAATAGTCAATAGTCTCTATGTCGTACTCTTTGCCTGTGAGGTCTTCATTTACAAACTCATCAGCAAACTTCACAAACTTCACATTGCTGTTGCTGGCTACTTCAAGCCTTAGTATCTGGTCAGTGCTCTTTGGTCTCTTGTATGTGCCATCATCTTGCTTCTCTAGAATGAATAGAGTCTCTACTCCTGCAAGACCTACAGACATTCTCTCTAAGTCTATAGATCCTAAGAATTGGTTAGAAGGATAGAGACTGTCTACTGACGCTCCATCGGCTTCTAAATCTTCTCCAAATGTATCAGCCAAGAATGTCTCTGGAGACTTAGGAAATATACTCTCTATGAAGAAAGTGTACACTGCATTGTCTTTCTCGTTGCTTGACTGTGCTCTCACAAACTCTTTCTTCATGCCAGTTGCTATGTCAAAGTACTTAGCAATGTTCTCCTCATTGTCATTGTTTGTGAAAGACTTTGAGTACTCTTTCTCGTTCACTGTCACGGTCACTAGCACTTCATCTATTAGCTTGAGAGTAGCATCATAGTAGTCAATGCTAGTGTTCCAGGTTTGTGGATCAAAGCTGTAAGTACTTCCTGGAGACTCAATGACAGATGACACTATCTTTGAGTTCTCATCAGTGACAAAGTATCCTGCAGCATCTTCACGCCAACCATAGTTCCTGTGAGATCTGTACATGTTTCCTATGATTGTGAATCTCACAGCCTTTGTACACTGTGTTGGGACTTTGTATCCTTTAGAAGTGAATATCTCTAGCCTGTTTATGTTCATTGAGCTAAGTAGTGACAGTTAGTTGGCATATTTATTGAGCCTGTAGTCTATTTGTCACTTTAGGAAAACTACTACTAAAGAATAGAAGATCTACTACTAAAGAATAGAAGATCTACTACTAAAGAATAGTAGAATTACCTGAGATTTTGACAAAACATATTCATAAATATTGTAGAAACATCAAAGAACTACTTTAGCTATGAATATCAAGAAACTATTCCTATCAGGCGTAATTGCTCTTTTCATGATTTTGTCTCTCTCATCATGTGTGACACCAGTAGAAGCACAAGCAACAATTGGAACATATCCTTCAGTAGAAGTGATAGTGAGTGATGGAGTGCCACATTACATAGACAACACTATTGTGTATTGGACTTATGGAGGCAGGTATTGGTATCCATACTATCATAATGGACATCGTTTTTTCAGACCTTATGCAAGACCATTCAAACATCATTTCCATGCAAGACCATATCATCACAGACATCATAATAGCATTATCCCAAACAGGAGACCTAATTATCACATGAGGCCTTCAACCAATTCCCAAAATAAACCCGGATTTGGACAAAACAGACATCACAGGAGTCAATCTGGAGGACACAGAGGACACATTGGAGGAAGAAGATAAGAATACAAGCTAATATCAAATACAGACTCCTAGGCAAAGAATTGTCTAGGAGTTAAAGTATGTTAAAGACCCATGAGAAATTTCTTATTGTCACATATATTTTGTATATTTGCAGCATAATCAGACAATATAAGAGTATGGAATTAGAGATGATTAAGCCAGGAGTCAAGATTATGAATGTCAACACTGGCACAGTGGTAGAGGTCAAAGAAGTTGAGAAGCTTGCAGGAGAAATCAAGACCGACAAAGGTGTTCTCCCAGTTGATTGGCTTGACAACTATGTCATGTGGGATCCAAAGTGGGCACAAATCAAAGATGAGCATGGAGGATTGCTTGCAGTAGTGAAGGTTGTCAGAGACAAGCTACTCAAAGACAACTGGAGTCTTGAAGTCTTGTGTGCTAAGCCAAACTTCAGTGTATGCACTTCAAGGCTTGTATAGGCATAAATATACAAATAACAATATCAACAAAATGTCTGCACTCAAGCTAGAGCCACAAGAGGTAAATGCTCCAAAGTACTTGAAGAAGTACTATCATGGATACACTCCAGAACTTTACAAAGAGATATTTGATCTTTGGAAGGGCTGTAGGAGGATAGACATAAAGCGGTGGACGGCTCTTGACTATGCTAAGAGAGCTCAAGAGAAGAGTCTTGAAGAACTAAAAGAGAAAGAGTTTGACAAGTATCGAGACTATACATTCATCAAAGTAGAAGATAGCTGGCAGAAGAACTTCAAGAGTGAAGAAGCGTTTGTCAATGTGTTCAAGAAGCACATCAATGCTTTAGTCCTACACTTGAAGCACAACTTTGTGTATAGTGCTAGAGATGTCATTGTAGAAATGAGAGGATACAATCCTAGAACTAACAGATCAAAAGTAGAGCTTGGGAAGTGGAGTCTTAGCACCTTATTGACTGAGCTAGAGAGGGGAACTATATACACTTATGAGACTTTAGCTAAGTGGGCCTGGAGGTCTCTCATGGAAAATGATGACATGAATATCCAGAAAAGGATGATTGAAGGATGGGAAATTTTCAGTGATCATTCTGGAAAGAGATTCTACATAGACTTCTTGTATGACCCAGCTCTTGATGCTTCAATCAAGCAGGAACAAGAGAGAAGATCTGAAGAGCACAGGAAGAATCACCCTAGGCCAGACGCTTATGGATATCATGGTGGTCCTGGTCACTATACTGGAGACTAATGCAATAAATAGCATGCAATGAAGCTCAACAAGATAAGGTCATACAAGTGGAAGCAGAAGCATGCACAAGACAACTTCACAAATCTTGGATATCACTTCTGGGAGAAGGGAATACTCAATCGAGTAATCTCTAGAGAGTTGTTTGCTAATCCATTGCAAGATGTGCCATATCGACAGATAGAGAGACTCATTGAGAGCTTAGTCCAGACAGCTAAGCAAATTCGTACTCAATTCTCAATTGCTCATGAGAAAGACACTATCTTCATCAACTAGCATATTCCAATAAATAAGGAAACTTTATTAAATTTCTCATAGATGGAAGAGACTAAGAGTGTCAAGATAGAGATACAGCCAGGAGAGACAGTGTTGTTCAAAGGAAAGAAAGCTAGTGTGACTAGCATGAACCCTGATGGTACATTTGTCATCTTGCAAGATGGAATGACTATAGAGTGCTCAAGAGGAAGCTTAGAGCCTGTAGGCAAAGTAGATGTTGTAGACAAGCAGTTCAAGTTTGACAAAGATGGAGCTTTGCTAGATGAGAGCAACTATTGGGTAGGATGCATAGTTGAAGGTCTTGAGCTTCTTGATGACTGCTATGTCAACATTGCAGAGTACAAGAGGAAGAGGAACAACATGAAAGTCAAAGTTGTCAATGAGTCTGGTGAGCTGATTTGCTCACCAGAGAAGAGTGACATCACATTGACTGAGATTCCTGAAGTTCCAAGAGACGAGGATGTTGACATTCAAGGAACTGTTGATGGAGTCAGAGACAGCTATGTCCATGGTGTAGTCCTTGGTCCTGATGGAGATGCTACAAGGAAAATCATGATTTCAGGAGACTCTTACAATGCAGCAGAGTCTGATGATGACTATGTTGAGATTCTCTACATTGAAGAGAACGGATACAAGCAAGGCAAGCTGAGGAAGAAAGAGATTTGCACTCTCTCTGTATAAAGCTACTATATAATATTCTTATATTATAATAAAGGACTAGAACTTGAGACCATTCATCATCTCATAGATTCTAGTCCTTTGTGATATTCCAAATATCAAGTTGTCTATTGTCTTTAGAGTCTCTCTCATAGCCTCTACATGAACTCTTATCAAGTCTAGCTTCTCGTTGAGGTCATTCATCTGTGGCTCTGCATCAATCTGGGTAGCAATAGCAGAGTCATTAGAGTACCTAAGCTGTGCACCTGTCTTGTAGAAGTTGTATCTCTGAGCATACATTGTCTTGTGAGCTCTCTGCAGCTTGCCATAAGTGACAAGCAAGCTAGACAAGTACTCAACACACTCTTGTCTCTTGATATACACTTGATTCAAGAGCTTCTCGATTGCAGGAAGGTCCTTCATCCCAGCTGTGAGATCTCTGACAATGTTAGTCCATCGCTCTCTAGTGTCTTGAAGCTTCTCTTCTAGAGTCTTCTCTTGTACTTGTTGTTGCTCTTGCTCCATACTATATTCTATTTGATAAATATTTTAAAGTTTACTGTTTAATATATCATGAAAGTCAATGCATTAGAGTGGTTCAACAACATCAAAGAGTCTGAAATGGCTCTTGGACTTAGCAAGAGAGTGTCTAAAAATTATGAAAAGAACAAAGAAGAACATGAGCGAGACTTCAACGATGCTATATCAGATGATCTTATGGATATGAAGGACTTCTTTAAAGAGCTTGACAAATCTACAGAAGAAGCGATAGCAGGCTTGCCATCGGCTAAAGGGCTTGATTACTGCAAATCTAGAACGTTTAGAGGACTAAATTTGTCCGAACAAGCAAAGAATGATGAATTATGGAGTAACTTGTGCTTCTATATTAGACACACTAGTTCCATTGACTCTAATCTCAACTTAAAAGATGGCATTGGAATTTTTGTATCTTTAGAGAATAGACTAGGATATGTAAATACTAGAGTTTGGTATATTAATCGAAAGTGGAGATTCTTTGATGTATTCTTCAATGATCTTGTTGAAATAGATCCAACTGTACCAAAGGGAAGTACAAACTTATTGTTCAAACCTACAGAAAGAGCGTTGCATCAAGTCAAGGAAGCATTTAAGCTATTTGCTAATCACTATCAAGAGATTTGGGAGTCTACTATTAACAAAGTAGCAGAAGAAGGAGGAACAAATGCATTGAACAATCTCAAGCCAGGCAATATCAAGAAGCTTGTAGGAGATGTGTTGTTCAACATCAAGAAAAGAGAAGAGCTTTAAACATTATTTAACACTTGCTATATAATATTGAGACTATATTTTAGGACTTGATATATACCATATGGCAACTAAGACTTACATACAGACACAAGACAAGAGCAAATGGTACAACAGAGTATGGCTCATAAGCAACTTTGCTTGGCTCTATGTTGCACTAGTGTCTGCATTCTATGACATAAAGAATTTCCTCAAGTTCAGGAGAGAAATCCTAAATCTTAAGAAAGACCCAAACTCTAAGTTCAACAAGCTTGGCCTCAAAGTCAACAAGCTTGGCAACGTAGTGTACACACAGAAGATCATGGACAGGAACAGAGTCATTGGCTTGAATGACCGACAGAAGAATCTGTACTTGATTGATGTGTCTCAGACTGAGCACAACTACTTGTTTGATGAGCTCTTGTGGGGAGAGTACTTGCTGACAGAGTTCATTGACTTTGCAGATGAAGAAGGCAACATGTCTGGATACTATGGAATCACATTCACTTTCACACCAATGACTGTCAACAATCCAAGATTCTACTGGATACTGTTGTTCTACACTGCATTGATTGGGTGTGTGTGTTGGGTGTTCAGAAGCCAGATTGCTAGTGGATTCTTGTGGCTTGTGTCTTTGCTCTAGACATCCTGAGAGCATTTTTTGCAAAGACAATGATATATACATCAAAGAAAAGAAGAAACAACTTGATAAATGCCAAGAACAAAGAACAATGATGCAGACCTGCAGAGATATGCAGATCAAATGGATCAGAGGAATGTAGCAACAGCTTCAGCTAGGCCAATTCCTGGAATAGAGCCTATTGCTCCTCAAGGTGGAACCACAATGACTAGTGAAGATGCAGCTTCTCTTATTGACAGGGCAGAAGCAAATGCAGGAGCAATCAACAACAGACCTCCTGTAGCGCCATCAGCTCCTACAAGGAACTATGGAGATGAGCTTGAAGCTGCTCAAGAAGAGAGAAGGAAGCAAATCAACGAAGAGATTCATGCAAATGGATTAGGATATTTGCCTATTGATGTGCAGACTTTACCTACAAAAGGCATCTTCTATCCTGCAGGAACAAAGCTCTTCATAAGAGCTGCTACTGGAGGTGAGATCAGGCACTGGTCACAGACTAATGAGACAGAGCTTAGTGACATTGATGACTCATTGAACTATATCCTTGAGAGATGCTTGTCAGTGAAGTTCCCAGACAGTGTTGGGCTGATTGCAGACTACAAAGACTTGAAGGAGATTGACAGATTCTATGTGATTCTTGCTATCAGAGACTTTACATTCCCAGATGGAAACAATGAGCTCATGATCAAGATTACAGAGAAAGAGCAGCTTCCTCTGAAGAAGGACAACATTGACTTCATCAAGTTTGAGAACAAGATCATGAAGTTCTATGATGCAGAGAACAAGTGCTTCACTATACAGAACTTCACTTCTAAGCAAGGAAGAGTTATCAGCCTTAAGAAGCCATTGCATATCTACATGCCAAGTGTAGGAGTAGACCAGTGGCTCAAGAGCTACTTGCAGAAGAAGACTCAGATGCAAGAGATGATTGATCAAGACTTCTTGAAGATGGCACCTCTGCTCATCAAAGATCACAGAGGGCTCAATGATGAGACATATAGAGACATTATTGGCTCGTGTGATCACTTTGGCATTGCAGAGTACTCAATCATTGAGCAATTCAGAAGAGTCCTGACAGCTGCTAGCAATCCAAGGTTCATATACAGAGACAAGGAGGGAATGGAGCAGACGGCTCCTCTCAACTTTCAGGGAGGGATCAAGTCCTTATTCTTGTATTCAATGGACGAGCTCATATAATGATGTCTTTGGACAAATCTTGAACAGTCACTTCAAGATTCCATACAAAGACATTGTCATGATCTACTTTGTGATGGCTAAAGACCTTCACATTGTGCCAAGTGAGATTGATCATCTTGAGTTCTGGTTTGTCTTGTACTTGCTTCAGCAATACTTAGACTGGGTTGAAGAGAGGAATGAGCAGACTAAAGTAGAGAATGAGAAATACAATGCTCAAGTAGAGCAAATGCAGAGGAACATGCCAAACATGCAGCAGATGCAGCAGATGCAAGCTCCATCAATGCCTCAGATGCCTCAGATGCCAAGCATGCCATCATTCCCTAAGATGTAGAAATATCAAACTAACAAGAGCCAGCTTTGTCAAGCTGGCTCTTTGAGTCTCTAAGCATCACTCACTTGAGCTGTGTACTGAGTAGATTGATTGAATACAATCTCTGTTCCGATTCATCACGTTCTTTGTCATAGTTAGCCTATTTACTGGAGTTTCCCTTGTCTGCCCAGCATCAACGACGTTTAGTAGGGCTATCTAGATGCTAAAGACTTGTGTTCATGTTGATTAGCTTTTGCCTGTCTATCTTTATTGGCTCTCCACAATTTGGACACTCACCATAGTACAAGTCATTGTTTCCAGCAAAGCTCCATTTCTCAGCCTCAGCCATATCTTCTATAGTCATTGGCTTGAATTTCTTCTCTTCAAGAGAACTTATTCTTCCATTGATGTCATACAAAGTACCATGTATCAATGTTGCTACATGCAACATAGAAGAGCTGATATAAGGCTTTGCATCTGGAAAGATCGTCTTCAGTATTTTGTACAGCTGATAGCATCCACCGTACATGTATATTGACTCTATGAAGAAATCTGACTCTCTAAGAGCCTTCAAGAATTTGCTAGGAGATATTGCCATAGATTTAAATGCTTAGTATGTCTAGTGGATCATTAGTGAAATACTGTCTCCAAAGAGTAGGAGTCTTCACACCTTGCTTGCGACACCACAAGAAGAAGTCATTGATATCCCATTTCTTTCTCATTGGCATCATGTACTCACTCTTGAGCTTGTCCCACATGAACACATTCTGTGAGTTCTCAAGCATCTTGATTGCTTTTGCTCTTCCGTCTTTGTCATCATCATACACATACCAAAGTGGCAATCCAATGTTGACAGACTTGTGTGCTCCAAGGATAGCAATGCAATTAGGAAGCAAGAAAGAGTCCATAGGGCCTTCAGTAGCAAGGACTGGCTTGTCTGGATTCACCTGATACAAGTTGAACAACATTGACAGACTGTCCATGTCATGAGACACTTCAATTCCATCTCTAAGAAGATCTTTGTGAATCTTGTTCAAGCTTATAGTGATGTACTTAGACATCTCACCTTTCTTCTTTACCAGGCTCTTCAACTGGAATGCTATGACTTTGTCATCTATTGTGTTGATGACTAGCAGAGTCTTGTTCTTTGGATCATACAAGAACTTGGTGAAGTCATTCTGCATTCGCCCTGTCAAGTACTTCCAGCAAGTAGTGTCTTCATTTGGAGCAACTAAGCCAAACATTTGCTTGATAGTCTCTATTGGTACACCAAGCTCTCTCATCTCAGCAGCATTGAACAGACTTGTCTTGTAGTCTCCATGCTTGCTGATGCTCATGCTTCCGGCATTCTTGTTAGCAAGCAAGTAGTCTACTGCTTCCATGCTGAGATCTGTGTTGAATCTCTTGAAGAACTTGCTGATAGGCATGAATGTGTCGCAGTTGAAGCACTTGAAAGAGTTGAAGAATGGTCCTTCCTTGAATATGAAGTTTCCTCTCTTCTTGAAAGACAGCTTAGCACTGTCTCCACAGAATGGACATGCAAACTGCCACCTGTCATATGCTATCTTGATCTTCTGACGCTCTCTGTCTCCTGGAAAAGCTTTCTCTAAGACTGCTTGAAGCTTGTCATAGATAGACTTCCTGAACTCTTCATCACTAAGCTGCTTCTCTGGAATCAGAGAAGAGTCTAGTCCAAACAAAGTGTTGTGTGATGGGTCTTCAAACATGCTTATATTTTATTTGTAGCTGGTCACTCAGTTTCAATAGTTTCATGAATAAATATAGAGATCTCCTGAAAAAGATCATAACTTAGCAAATATAGCATTGAAGCATTAAACTTTATTAACAAGTATTGATATAGATTTTAACATTGAGAAACACAAATCAAAAATTACATAAGGCAATTACAGCAATTAACTATTATGGCAGACTTAATTTCCGCATTGTTCAATCCTGAGGGACTTAACCTCAACAACACTGAGACACCAGTAGAAGCAATCAAAGAGTTTAGGCCCTCTTATAAGAAAGGTGGTGATTCAGGAAAGTTCGAAGCAGTCATTCGTTTCCTTCCTAATCCAGAGAATCCAAAAGACTTGTCAATCATCCAGAAGTGGACAGTTTTCCTCAAGAATCCTCTTACAGACCAAGGTAAGACAATTGACAGTCCATCTACAGTTGGCGAGCCTGACCCACTCACACAGATGTTCTTCGCTTTGAGGAACTCAAAGAATGCCCAAGCTGCAGCATTGCAAGACAACTTCAAGAGACACCAGAACTTCTATTCTCTTGTACAAGTCATTGAGTGTCCACAAGACCCATCTCTGACTAACAAGATCCTTATTTGGAAGTATGGAATCAAGATCTATGAGAAGATTTGCCAGGAGAAGACTCCAGTCATGCAAGGACAAGCACCACGTCAGCCATTTGATCTTTTCAAAGGACGTCCTTTCAAAGTCGTAGCAGTCAAGCAGCAGAACTTCAACAACTTAGACCAGTCATTCTTCTTTGACATACAGTATCCTGCAAACTGCATGAGACTTGTGGTTGACAACCCACAGGTTCCTGGCCAGAAGCAAGTTGTGCCTGCAACTCTTGAGATGGCACAGACAGAGCAAGGACGTCAGCTTATCTCTAACTTCTTGACTGAGAATGCACCAAAGCTCAGTGAGTACATGTATCATCCTTGGGATGAAGAGACTAAGAAGTATGTTGATGAGATGATTCTGCTTCATGGCAAGATCCTCAATGGTGCTCCTATCACTGCACTGCAGCAAGCATCTATGGCAGGAGCAATGTCAGTCCAGCAACCTATGGCTGCTGCACAGCCATCAATTACTCCAACCGTTGTTGATCCAACACAGATCTATGCTCAGCAGCCACAGATGCCAACATCTCCAATGAGTGGAATGCAGATGCCTGCAGCACCAGCACAGCCTGCAGCACCAGCAACACCTAGTCTTGGATCTATCTTGTCTCAGCCTGCAGCACCAGCTCCTGCAATGCCAGCGATGGGACTTGAGAACATGGTACCACAGAATCCATCAACTCCATCAATAGACCCAACTGCTAACCTTGGTGTAGGTGTCCCAGGACTTAGTGTTGGCACGGAGATGCCTGGAATGCAAGCTCCACCTGCAGCTCCAACAGCAGCTATCAATGGCATAGACATGAGCAGCGTTGACTCTATACTGAACTCTACAACTCAGCCTGCAGCACCACAGACGGCGCCTGGGATTGGAGACTTGAGTGCAGTCCTCAACTCTACAATAGTCTGATGCTAACGTACTAGGCAAAGAAATAGACAGAAGTGTGCTATGCATAATAGTGCACTTCTGTAGTCTAGGAAGAAACTTAACATAAAGATGACATATGGCAAAGAAACCAACAGAGACATCAGGAGAAGGAAAGAAGATAGACATATTCAAGACTTTGCAGAAAGTAGATGACAGTGTAGAGATCCTGTCAAAGAGTGTATACAGCAAAATTGAGGACTGGATTCCATCAGGTAACTATATTCTCAATGCTTGCTTGTCTGGAGACTTGTTCAAAGGAGCTCCATCTGGCAGAATATTGATGCTTACTGGAGAATCCCAAACTGGGAAGAGTTTTTTAGCAGTGTCTTTCTGTAGAGAAGCACAGAAGAAGGGATATACTCCTGTGTATCTTGACTCTGAGAATTCAATAGACAAAGACTTTGTGACAAGACTTGGATGTGATCCTGACAATTTCATCATCAAGCAGGTGAATACAATCAAAGAGACTACCACTTTCATTGCAAACATGTGCAAAGAGATACAGGAACAAGTAGACAATGGTGGGGAGAGACCTAAGATTGTACTTGTGCTTGACTCTATAGGACAATTGACGTCTGAGAAAGAGAGGGATGATGCTCTAGAAGGAAAGTCAGTAGCAGACTTCACAAAAGCTAAAGACATACGAGCAATGTTCAGAGTCAACACTATTCCAATTGCAAAGCTTCAGATACCCTGGATATGCACAAACCACCTCATTGCATCGATCGGGAGTTTTATTTCTACCACAGCGCAAGTAGGTGGAAGTGGAGTGCGCTTTAGTGGCTCTATCACTTTGAATCTTGCTTCTGTTGCAAAGCTTGATGACAAAGAGAACAACAAGAATGCAGAGAAGAACATTGGAGCAGCAAACATCAAGAAGAATGGTGTTGTTGTGACAGCATGGCCAGACAAGTCAAGATTCTGCAGAATCATGAAGTGCAAGTTCCAGATTCCTGCATTCAAGAAGCCAAATCCATATGTAGGACTTGAAGAGTACCTCAACTGGGATAATGCTGGGATAATGCAAGGAAAGTGCTTGACAGAAGAAGAGTTCCAGAAGCTGAAGCCTAATGAGCAACTAGAGTGCATCAAGTTTGACTTCAATGGAGAGAACAGGTATGCATGGCCTAAGAAGACAATGGTGAAAGGTGTAGGAATTGTATGCAAGCATCTTGGAAGACAAGTCACTCTTCAAGAGTTCTACTCTCCAGTATGCTTCACTGATGAGTTCTTGCACTACATCAATGACAACATAATTGGTCCATTGTTCAAGCTTCCTGATCAAAGCTCTCTTGAAGACATTGATGAGCTAGAGAAGGACTTAGGACTCTCTGATGAAGACACCACTGAATAGACAAATGAAGATTTAACTTGATTGTTAAAACTTCGAAGCTCTAACTTGAATGTTAGAGCTTCATTTGTTTATAGATATTAGAGATTCAAGAAATCAGTTTCCTGGCTTGAACAAGCTGAATGGTCCTGCTTTTTGCTGGATGACCTCTACATTCTTCTTGATTGTGTCAGTAAGAGGAGAAGGATCAATGATGCTTGAGTCTTGAGGGTGGTCTTGAACTGAGTGCTTGCCACTGTTTCCTACAAATCTAGGATCTGTAGTGTTCCTAATCTCTACTGCCTCACCATCATCAACTATTCCTTTCAGTGGGTGCTTCTCTACTTTGTTCCAATCAGGCTCTGCATGCTTTGGAATTGGATTGAGCGTCTCTGTAGCGCTTTCTCTAGCAGGAGCATTGTCTATGTCTAGAATAGAGACATCCGCCACAGGATTGTCTACAACGGCGTCCTGGATAGGCTTGTCAGAGCTTCTGTCTTCTTCAGCAAAGTCAAGGTTGTAGTCATCTTGGAATCCTGCAGATGGGTCATCAAACAGAGGATATTCTTCTCCATTCAACACTTTTTCTCCTTCTGACTTGACATCTGAATTCTCATCTTTCAGATTTTCTTCTTCATTAGCCGGCTCTTGTTGACTCTCTACAGTGTTGTTCTCATTCTCTCTGAGCTCATCTATGTAGTCATAGAACTCTTTTCTTTCCTGCAGAGTCTTGTTGTCTAGCTTGATATCTTTAGATTCCTCTTGTGACGTGTCAGACTTGTCCTCTTCTGGTGGAGTGAATCCGTTCTCATCTTCGCCAGCTTCAGGCATCTCACTCTTGTTAGAGTACTCATTGTCTGGAATGACAATTGGAGCTGGTGCTTCATTGCTTCTCTTGTTGAGCCATATCTTCAAGTTGTTAGATACCATAGCAGTCATGAGGAGCGCTACTATAGGAAGCAAAGCTCCAAGGATAATTGCAATAATGCTCATGATTTCATTTGTTGGCACATCTTCGACAAACCAATGCAGCATGCTGTCTTGGATGTAAGTGTAGAATTTAGTCCCTGACTCTACCATGTACTTGTACACTGAATAGACATTACCTATGACCTGGACACCTGTCAGGAATGTCATGAGTACCCAAGCCACATAGTTGTTCTTGTTGTCAGTGGTGAGTACAGAGAACAGGGTTGCTGCAAGGCCTACTTCAAATGCAAAGCTCATCATCACACTGATCCAGATTGGATTGCCTACTAAGCAGAATGCAATGCAATGCCAGAACGAGATGAATGCTACTAGAGCATAGAGAGCTCCAAAGCACCAGATCAAGCCTTTGTACAATAGTGGATTGTTGTTCATCTATATCTTTATTTAGTTTGTTTATTAAATTACAGGTCTTCAGTTTCTTGTTCTTGTTGTGTAGAATTGTCTTGTAGTTCTTTTAGTTTTTTAGCAATCTTCATGATTTTCTCAAATTTCTTTGATCTTGCTTCTTCAATGAGTCTATAGACTTCTTCAACTGGCTCAATTATGTTCCATGCAGAAATGTTGAGGTCTTTAGTATACAGACATGTACACTTACAGACATAGGAGCAGTTTCTTTCTACGCTTTCTTGATATGTCTCTACAGCAGAGACTATCTTTGAGACATCTACCAGAAGCTCAGGATATTTCATATTATCATCCTTTTCTTGGACTTCGCCCCACCAAGAATTGACTATATGTACTTTATTGTCTTGCATACGGTCTCTTTCTTCTGCTCCTTTGACCTCATATGCTAAGAGCAACTTTCCATGGTCAGTCAGGCCACTTGCCATCCTATTCACAAATTTGTGAAGCGTGATGAAGCAAGGCTCTTCTATCATCTTAGAGATGATTGCGTACTCGGCATCTTTTTGTATCATGTCGTCTTCTTCAGTTTCTTGTTGTCCTTCATTAGAGTCTTCATTAGTTTTGCTAGACTTGCTAGCTCTATATAGTCTTCGTCTATGTTGAATAGAATAGTACGAGTTGAATCCAAAAGAGTGTCCAAACATCTATTTCTTCTGCTTGACCACTACATTGATGTTCTTCTTAGCTTCTGAAATCTTTGAGATAGCATCTCCTTGTACTTGAAGAGTTTTCTCAAGTCCTTTAGCTTCAGCTTCAAGAACCTCAATCTTCTTGTTGAGCACTTTGATAGAGTCATCTCTGAGGGCTATGATGCTGTCAGATGCTTGCTGTTTCACTACTAGCTCTTTCTGAGCTCTCTTTGCAACTCTGCTAGAGGTACAAGACCTTGTGCAGGTGAAAAGGTTCAAGCAAACTAAGAATGCTACTACAAGAACACCCTTAGTCTTCAATAATTCTAGTATCTTGTTCATTTGTTTAATTTGTCTTGTCTTGTTGCTTGGGTCTATTTATGCTAAATCTTGTGACTTCTTTATCTTGACATTGTTTCTCTTGAGGAAATTGTACAACTTCTCCAAGTCAGTCTCCCACCATGCATAGTCAACACTCCCACCATAGTAGTCAGACTCACATTTCTGCTTGAGAGTCACGCACTCTTTCACTAATTTCTTGTATGTCAAGTAAGAGATGTCTGGAACTAACTTCTGTAAGAGCTCGTCGAGAACTGTGTTCTCTATTGGATTATCTGCTCCAACAGTGCCTGTAGATCCAAGATAGTTGCCCCATGTTCCACCAAGGCTCCATTCTTCAGACTTGAGGATTCTGGCATCATCTGGAGACCCCTTTCGATTCAATGCTATCTGCCACTCTGGCACTTTAGGGACCTCGTGATAGACAACTTTGAGGTCGTGTATATGAAGTCCTTCATCAAGTATAGTCTTGAGAAGGTCGTCTTCTTCTAAGAGTGTGTACTTAGCATTCTTGATTGTAGCTTCACAGTCAATCTCTCTCTGAGCTTTCATGACACGATACTTGTCATTGACCAAGCACTGCTCTCTATCAAGATTCCATTGGTCTATGACTACATGCCACTCAAAGTTTTCAGGTCCACCTATGTACATCCGCTTCCGAGGGTCTACCATGTCAGAGAGTCCTCGTACATAGATCATTACATCTTCTTTGTTGAGAGCAAGACCATCAATCCACACATATGTTGGAGGATTTTGTCTCGATGACCAGATGCAAGTACAATATGAAAGCAGCTGCTTCACATCTATCTTGCCATCTAAGGACATGACAGAAGCTTTATGAAATCTGTCACTGACAGTTTTGTCAACATCTATATACCAGGAGTCATGTATCATTGGAGTATAAGAACAAGAGTCTCCACTCTTGAGATCCTTCCAATCATCAGGACCATACTTCACTTCTTCTGACTTCTCTTTCATCCAAGTAGTCTTCCCACTGCCAGGAAGTCCTACTCCTATGTGTACTTCTACTATAGTCTTGCTATTTCCCATATTCATATTCATTTGTTTGATGCTGCAAATATACACATAATATCATAACTAGTGAAATACTTCAATGATAATTATATTTCTTTAACATTCCTTATCAGGATTTAAAATTCCAAAGGCTCTGCTTTCATATGATATATAGAGCAGAATGGAAGAGAAGAAGCAAAAGCTTGGACTAGCAATAAATGCATTTGAAGGAACTGAGCACTTGTACAACATCATATCAGAAGTGAGAGACTTAGTTGACTTTGTTGTAGTAGGACTTCAAGAGAAGTCTTACTTAGGAGATCCTATAGACAAGAGTGATGTTGAAGAAGTGAAGGCTCTTATGTCAGAGGGCTTAGTAGACTCTATGATATGGATAGAGACTGACAAGACTAAGTTCACTAGAGTACAAGAGTGTGAGAAGAGGAACAAGCTTGTTGACTTCTTGCAAGAGAATGGATGCACACACCAGCTAGTCATAGACTCTGATGAGTTCTACACTCACAATGCATTCCAGAGAGCAAGAGACTACATATATGACAACAATGTAGAAGTGTCATACTGCAGGTACCTCAACTACTTTGGCTCTGGCAGGACAGATGACTACAAGACTTACTTGGTCTATCCATTCCATGATGGCAACTATGTCCCATTCATAGCAAAGATACAGTACAGATTCAAGTGGCAGTCAAGAGACTTCCCTAAAGCATCAGATCCTACTAGGAGATATGAGAGGCCTAAAGTGTTCAAGAGAGATGCAGAAGGCAATGTAGTGTACAAAGACCCAAGCACCAAGACTAAGCCTGTAGTAGATCACTACTTAGCTGACTACTATGAGTTTCAATGGAATGTGCTCAAGATGCATCACTTCTCTTGGATAAGGAACAACATCAGGAAGAAGATGAGAGACTGGAGCTCAAGAGTGTACTTCCATGAGTGGTTTGAGCTTGTAGACCGAGCTGCTGACAGATTTGAGAGATTCTGCAATGGAGAGAAAGAAGGTGAAGCAATACTGTTGTTCAACACTCCAGACAACAAAGTGGATCTTTGCAACATGGAGAAGCAGTATGTGTTCCCTAAAGTAGACATACATGAGAGAGCTAAGAAAGTTCCTGACACTGGCAAGCAAGTGATGCTAGTCAATGCTTCAGAGAGGTCATGGATAGACATAGTGCACTTAGTAGCAGCGAACACTGACAAAGACTGGTTCTTCTTGTCTGGCTTCCAAGACATTACAGACGCAGTCTTGTACATAGACTCTACTAAAGGTATTGTACAGCTTGAAGATGATGACTCAAAGTCATTTGCAGACTCATGGGGAGAGCAGACAATTGGAGAACTCAAGACAATGACTCCTCACAAGTGTGTCCTTGTAAGCAAGACTACATTCATGAGGATGCTCAGTGTTGACGCATCATTGCTAGAGCTAAGTGGTGTCTGCACGCCGCTAGAGATTGTAGGATTGTCCCTGAGACGCTACTTTGACAATATTGGAATAGAATATAGAGACAAGATGAAGACTTTGTCAGGTACAAAGGATTAAAGGCTCTCTTGAGTTTGTCATTGCTTTCAAGAGCCCAAACCATCCTATGGTCTCTAGCTCATTCTTTGCAGCAGTTAACCCTGATACTTGGCGACTAGATTTTTCTATAGCTTCTAGTGCTGAAGCTTCGACTGTCTTCTCTCCACGCTCTTTATATAAAGGGAGGTAGATGTTCTTGAAGATGCTTATGTTGCTTTTTTCTCTTTCTATGTCAGAGTTGATAAAGTCAATAGCATAATAGAAGCTCTCTTCATCACAGATTCTTATGCCATCTGTCACCAAGCTGTTGCCTGTTGCATACACTCGGAGGTCATAGTCTACTTTTTCTGGGTCTTCATCCGGTGAATATCCTGCAGCAACATACACTTTTTGCCTGATGAAATCTGCTAGCTGCTTTATATCTATGCCTTGTCCATGAGTGTCCTCATAGTTTTTTCTTGACTTTGCTGCTGAGACCTAAGCTAGATGACTCATTCACTTTAGGTTCTATAAGCTGAATATCTGGATATTGTTTTCTTATTTGATTATATACAGGACAGTTCTTAGAGATGTATATGTCCTTGAGTAATTTACAATTTGAAAATATATTATCTCCTATGATGGCGACACTATCTGGGATAACTACTGATTGAAGAGAAGTGCAATTCATAAAAATAGATGAGACCATGGTGCTGACACCACTTGGAATAGTGATTGATTGAAGATTAAAACAACTACTAAAAGCACGACCTCCTATCTTATTAACACTATCTGGGATACGGATTGATTGAAGAGACTCACAATGACTAAAAGTCCAGTTTTCTATGCTAGTGACACTATTTGGAATAGAGATTGATTTGAGAGAAGCACAATACATAAAAGCAAAATTTCTTAAGCTAGTGACACCATTTGGGATAATGACTGATTGAAGATTAGTGCATCCTTCAAAAGTAGATTTTTTTATGTCTTTCAATCCTGTAAAGTATTTGAATTCGTTGAACGCCTGAATCTTCCTATTTTTATTGAACCATTCTTTTATACTAGACACTTTTATAGCATCTCCTATTGTATATACACCATGTTTATGGCATATACGCTCTACTTCTGGATCTTCAAATTGGATCTGCGTCAGATTGTCTATTGCATCAACTTTGTCAAACTTCCTCTTGACTTTATCACCAAGACCAAGACTTGAGTTCTCTTGCAAGGCCATGTACCACTCTAAAGCATTCACTCTCTTGATTACACATGACTCTTTCATAAGCTTTGTCCTTTCTTAGATTCTTTAGCTCTAGCTATCTCAGCTTCTGTATTCTGCATAGCATTCATGAAAACATACCAACCAAGCGACTCTATTATATCTCTTCCTGCAATCAGCCCAGCTATGTAAGCCTTAGTGTTTGATATACACTCCAACAGTAAGTCTGTGGCTTCCTTCCTTTTTGTTTTCTTGGCTAGGTCAGCCATATATCCATCAAGCCTTCTCTGTTCAATCTCTATCCTCTCATTGAATCTCTCTTTAGCACAATTGAATTCGTATTCTTTGTCTACTCTCATGTCAGCTACAATCAAGCTGGAGCCATAATCGTACAGCCTGAGCATGGCAGGGACTTCTTTCACGTTTTTGTCTGGAGGATACCCAACTGCTGTATAGATTTTTGCTCTGACCAAGTCACAGAGCTGCTTGAGAGTTATATTCTTGTCATGTGTTAGATTATAAGTCTTATTGACTTTCTTTGATAGTCCAAGAGCAGAGCTTTCCTTCAAAGCAACAAACCACTCTAGTGCATTCACTTTCTGGTTGCAAGACTCTTCAATCAGCTTTGTCTCTTTCTTAGCTGACTGCACAAAGTCATCAACATCTTTGATTGTGTGCTTCTCTTTCTCTCTTTGGAAATACTCAAACCAATCTACTTGATCTTTGCCTATCATGAATGGGCAATCAGGCAAGTAGACATTCTCTGCGTGCTTGCCAAGCTCAGGGACATCCTGCCCTTGAGAGTTAGTGATATTTGGCTCTTTGTTCTCTCTAACAACACTCTCAACTAATTCGGCTTTTTTCAAGAGTTTTTGGGTGTTAGGATCAATGATGATGGTATCTTTAGAGTTTTTTCTAATTTCAGACATAATTCTGTCAAATGCTTTGCAACTTGACGACATGTACACTTTTTTAAGATCATCACAATTTGAAAATGCATTATCTCCTATGCTAATGACACTGTCCGGTATGACTATAGTCTTAAGTGACTTGCATTCAAGAAATGCATTATCTCCAATGATAGTGACCATATTTGGGATAGTGACTGATTGAAGAGACTCACACTTATAAAAAGTATATTTTTCTATGCCAGTGACCCTATTCGGGATAACAACCGTCTGAAGAGCCTTACATAGGCTAAAAACACTTCTTTCTATGCTAGTGACACTATTTGGGATAGTGACTGACTGAAGAGTACCACAACCCCAAAAAGTACCTTCTTTTATGCTAGTGACACTATTTGGTATAATGACAGATTGAAGAGACCCACACACAAAAAAAGATGCAGGTCCTATGCTAGTGACACTATTAGGGATAATAACTGATTGAAGAGACTTGCATTGTTCAAAAGCTCTGTATCCTATGCTGACAACACTATTAGGGATAGTGACTGTCTGAAGAGAGCTACAAAAAGAAAAAGCATAATCTTCTATGACACTGAGACTTTTAAAGTATTTCAGCTCATTGAATGACTTTATCTTATCATTATTAGAGAACCATTCTTTTATACTAGACACTTTTATAGCATCTCCTATTGTATACACATCATGATCATGACATATGCGTTCTACTTCTGGATCTTCAAATTGGATCTCAAACACATTATCTACTGCATCAACTTTGTCAAACTTCTTCTTAATATTCTTTGACAGGCCAAGAGCAGAGCTTTCCTTCAAGGCGTTCAACCACTCTAGCGCATTCACTTTCTGGTTGCAAGTCTCTTTAATCAGCTTTGTCTCTTTCTTAGCCGACTCTAGTACTCCACTAAACCTAGACTCTGGTACCCGTAGATACTCTGGATATTTTCTAGAAGAAACTTTCTTGAGATAGCTTATGGTCACATCTAGCAGAGTACTTGACATGCTATGACAATCATCGTCAGTATTTCCATAGTAGTATTTAGCAGCAGACATCATACCTGTATTTTCTATTTCTATGACTGACTCTGGACAATGCTTAGACATGTAATTGAACATCTGTCTCTCATTGTTGCCGGAGCATATGTAGAGTCTATCATTTTCTTCACATGGGTCTTGAACTATTCCTACGCTTATGTTTGCGTTTGCTCTACACACTATCTGTATAATCTTAATAGATCTTGATATGTTAAAGTCGTATTTCTCAGAATAGAACAAGTCTGCAAATCCAGGTATATTGTCTTTGATATACTTGTAGCAATCATATATGTTAAAGAAACTAAAGAGGACATTGTTTTTTATAATCTCTCGATCTTTGTATTGTCTCTTTACCTTATTGCTCAATCCAAGCTTTTGGATGTCTCTGTCTTTTACTACTCTCATTTAAAAAGCAATGATTCTCTTTGTTATTCCTATTCCTATGTAAGGTCCTGTCCCAACAGTCTTCCTAGAGACATCATAGCTTACGCCATAGCCAGCTTGCACACCAATGACCCACTTCTTCTCATTCTTCTTCAATATGCTCTTGAATGCAGGATGTGAAAGCGGATCTACTACTGTGCCTCTAGTGTCTAGTATGCTGACATATGGGTTGTTTGATCTTGCTACAACTTGCAAAGTGCTAGGGTAGTCAGGGTTTGAGATGAAGTCAACATAAAGGTCAGAGCCAACTCTCAAAGTCTTCATCAGAGTAGTAGCACTCTCCATCAAAGAGTCTATCTTTGTCTGCCCTTCTAAGTGTATGAAGTTGTTCTCTGAAATGTCTTTATGCCACTCCCATGACATAGTTCTCTTGTCTGCTGACAACGTTGTTGGCAGCAGCACACTGTCTAGTTTTGTCTCTGTGACTGTATGAGTGATGACAAGAGGCTTGTCTTTCTTGAGCTTCTGATACTCATCATACAAATCGTCATACTGCTTCTTCAAGTCTTTGACTTCAAGAATAGCAGCAAGACTTGCTTTGTAGAGTTCTCCTTTCTTGTTCTCATAGTACTCTGTCTTCTGATTGATTACAACTGGCTCATATCTAGAAGATGAAAGGTCTCTCCATATTGCAATTCCAAGAACTATAGAAGCAACAAGTATCACTATCCATACTATCTTTGGAACCTCTTTAATCTTATCTATGACATACATGACAGACACAATGTTGTGTTTGTCATATTTATCAATAGCTCTGTATTGCTCTGATACTTACTATTTGACATGCTTAGCTATCTTCCATGAGAAAGGCCATATGAAGATAAGCAAAAGCATAGCATTACAGATATTGCCTGCAGCATTTCCTTCTTTCTCTGCTTCTTCTATGTGCTTCTTGAACACATGGCTGACTACTATGCCACCAACTATCAGATATATTATCAATAATATGCTAAAAAAGAGTGTCATGCAGATTCTATGACACTCTTTTGTAATGTTTGGAGTTTTTTATATAAATTAACGCTTATTTAGCTTGAGTCATCTTTATTCTCTTTGAATGCTCTTCTTCGTTCTTCCATTCTTTTCTTTAGCTTGGCATTGAACAATTCTTCTATCTTAGCCTGATATTCTTTGTGTATGTCTATGTCAGTGTCTTCAAAGTCTGCTATTGCTGATGCATATTCATTGCTGTGGGTCCTCTTTATGAACTTGATCAAGTTAGAAGATCTCCTCCTCTCTACAGTCTCAAATGCTGCAAGTATTCCTCTGACTTCTTCTATGTTCTCATACAAAGTTATTGCATCTTGGTGGTCTTCTTCAAGAATAAGCACTTTGTCAGACAACTTAGAGACAGTCTGTTGCATGACTTCTATCTGATTGTCTTCTCTATATTGTGTGATATACTTTTGAGCCACCGTGAAATAGAAGACTCCTACTATGACCGCAATGATAGTGCCCCATCTCAGCCATGCAGGCATAGAGTTGAAGCTCTTGACAAATGTAGAGGCCATCATAGACTTCACATCGTCTGGGACCTTGTTGACAATGTCTAGATCTTGTGTCTGACTCATCGTAGTGTCCTCTCTATCATCCATTGTAGTAAACACAAAAAGTGGAGTGTCTGACTCCACTATATTTATTGTTAATGTGTGATATAAGAAAGCAACAAAGGCCTATTTTATATACCTTTTTTTCTAAGAAGACTCAAGAATTGAGGTATTGGGTTTATGTCTGCAGGCTTGACCTGATAGTCATTATAAATCTCCACAGTGCCATATTGATCAACCATGATAAACTTAGCGAAAGATGATTCGTCTGTATGAAAGACTTCAATCATGAACAAGTAGTTGCCGTTAACATCTTTGTAGATTCTCGTCAGATCTATCTCTTTTTTAAGTTCTTTGAACTCTTTCTCTGCATGAGAGGCTAAGCTTTCTTGATTTTCTATTATTTCCATATTTGTATTTTCATTTAATATGCTACCAACTGCCTCCTGCTCCGCCACCTCCAAATGAGCCACCTCCAAAGCTTCCTCCACTGAATCCACCTCCACTGCTAGACCCATCAAAGAATATGAAGAAAATCTCTCCCCTAGTCATTATAGCTAAGATTATGATTATGACCACTATGACCACTATTACTATAACAAGCACCATTCGGTCATGCTCTTGCTGGCCTTTGTAAAGCTCTGCAACCCCATAGTCTAGATAGTTGTATATAGCTTTGACTGTGTTGAGCATTGCTTTGTCCGGATTCTCATTCTTCATAGCAGGCTTCAAGAAGTTTTCTGCTATCTCATTGCAAGATGCATCAGTCAAGTCTTGCTCTAAGCCTTGACCTGTAGCAATGAAGTACTTGTGCTGGTTGTATGCTACCACAATGACAAGACCTCTTCTTGTCTCTTTGTCTCCTACACCATACTTGTTGCCTATGTCTTGAGCCACTCTGAAACAGTCTTCATTCTCAACTTTCTTGACAATGACGATGACACTCTCTACTCCTTTGTCTCTCTTCAACTTAGAGCACCAGAAGTCTATAGAGTCACATGTCTCATCTTTGATGACTTTGTCAGGATTGCAAGTCCACTTAGTAGAGTCTTGCAAGTGAACCATCACTATGTTGTCTGCATTCCACTCTTCAGGACCCTTGAACCAGTCTTTGATACCTGCTGCAGAAGGTATTGAGAGAATGCAAAGTAAAAATACTAATACAAGTTTCTTCATTTGGTGTTCTTAGTTAGCTTAGACTACTTCAATAGTCTGACACGTTGATTAGTCTCTGTAATCTGCGTCATAGTATCTCCATCCTTGGAATCCTTTGAATGGCATTGGGTTGTCAAGATAGTGGAATGGACCACTACGCTGTATGAAGTTACCTTCCCATGGCTGTCCAGTAGTAGAGCAGGTGAAAGATCCTTTACTCACAGCTCCTACACATTGCATCCATCCTATCAGCTGTCCTCTATACACAACATAGCATCGGCCTATGTCTTGCTTCGGCAAGAATGGAACTTTGAAGTTCATCACTTGCTTCCAGTCTGCAACAGCATCAAGCTCTTTCTCATAGTCACTCCACTCTATGCTTGATGGCAATGTTATGATGATATCTCTCATTGGCTTTGTTATATTATTGAATGCATTTCAAGTAAGTTCTCTTCAACATCCTCAAGACATGCTGGTTTGGCAACTCTGGTGGATTCTCAGGCCTAGTCTTGTAGTTATATCTACCGTTTCCAGGCCAAGAGAAAGCATCTAGGATGAATCTTACTATCGCTTGACTCCTAGAGACTCCTGCAGAGCAATGGACATAGAAGTCTTTCCCTAAGTTGTTAACTATGAACTTCACTATCTTTGCAGAGAGCTCCCAGTCTAGAGCTCTTGGAGGATTAGGAGTGTCAGGAGCATAGTAGAAGTCTCTGTCTGAAGCTTCTTCTGGATCAAACTCTGGACCAATCCAAGTAGCTGGATCAAGATCGTCAAACTCAATGTTCAATACGTTTGATGAGCCTGACTTGTTATGGAAGTAATGCTCTTCAGCAAACAGTCCTTTGTACTCTTCTGGGTTAGTGTCAGTACAACAGATCGAGATGACAGCTATATTGTCTCTCTCCAAGAGCTTCTCATCATCACGACTATAGCCAAGTTGCTTCATGACATGTGCAAAGCCATCAATAGAGTAGCAATACAGCTTCATCTCTGGGATATTATTATTGACGTCTGGGAGCATTTCTCACAAAAAGCTGATAGATTAGTCAAAGCTCACTTTTGGAGCATCCTTGGCGGATTCTGAAGCCTCAAACATGTCCATCTTCTCAAATCCATACATGCTTGATATGAATGCTCCAGGGAACTTTCGAATACTAGAGTTATACTCTTTCACTGCTTTGTTGTACTTCTGTCGTGCTTCATTGATGCGATTCTCTGTGCCTTCTAGCTGTACTTGCAAGTCACTGAAGTTCTTTGATGCCTTCAAGTCTGGGTATGACTCTGCTACTGCTAGCAGCTTGCCAAGCGCCTGGCTGAGCTCTCCTTGTGCTTTCTGGAAGGATGCAAGCTGATCAGGAGAGATGTTTGATGGGTCAATAGTGATTTGAGTAGCTTTTGCACGAGCTGCAATGACATTCTCAAGAGTCTGTGACTCATGCTTTGCATATCCTCTCACTACCTCTACTAAGTTAGGAATAAGATCTGCACGACGCTGGTAAGTTGCTTGTACATTTGCAAAGGCTTCATTTGCAAGCTCTTGCTTGTTGACAAATCCATTGTAGCTAGATGTGAGCCATAGTGCTATGACTAAGATCACACCAATTGTGATTGCTAGTGTCTTGTTCATTTCTTTAATGTTTAGAAGTTAATAATGCTTATATACTGATATTTCCTATTTGTTTGTACTACTTTCTTAGCTCTTCTCTTGTTTCTTTGTTTATTGCTGCTGATGCATTCTCCCTCAACACTTTGATTGTCTTTATTTCTTTCTTGATAGCAGATATTCTCTTCTTCATTGAGAACATGTCATTTTTCAATATCTTGACGGCCAAGTCACATTCTTTCCTGAACTCCATCTTTGCTTCTTTCCTGCTAGCATAGCACAGCAACTGCAGGTCTCTTGGCTCACCAGGCCACACATCATCATAGAACTCATATGTTGTAGAAGCAGTGGCAACTCTTCCTTCAGGGTCTCTTCTTGCATTCAGTGTGTACTTAGTTGGAAACTCAAAGCTAAGGCCATTTGATTTAGGAAAAGTAGTCTTCACTGTCTCTTGACCAGAAGACACTACTTCAAGCCTGACTATTCTAGGATACATGACAATTACATTCGAAGAGAACATCTTATCAGTTAAGAGGGGAATCACTACCCACACTGGGTCTTTAGCTACAAGCTCTCTTATCTTAGTCTTTGTCTTCATTTTCTCTTAGGCCTTCTCGAATCCACTCTTCATCTTCTGGATGCTTGCTGATATAGTCTTCAATATTCTCTAGAGAGTCTCTTCTCAAGGACTTCAGAATCCATCTACGATGTATCTCTTCTTGTACACTCTTGATCTCTTCTTCCTCTTCTTTAGAGAATGGAGTGTAGTTGTAGAAAGTTGGATCTCTATAGATGCGGGGCACTAGCTCTTCATCTAGATACTTGAAGAGCGCATCTCTTGCCATGTCTATAGTATCATAGCACATGCTGATGTGCTCTCCTCTTGGAGTGTCTCTCTCATCAACAAACCTGAACTTGTGGTGATATGTGTCTCTCTTCACATAAGCATACACTGCCCATCGCTCTCTCAGGAATCTGAAAGCATCTTGCCAAGAAGGACATGGGAACAAGTCTTCTGGGTTTGGCTTTGGTGCTGTGGAGAAATAGTTGTTGAACCTAAGATTGGTGAAGTTTCCTTCCTGATCATATGCACAGTCTCTGCCTGCATAGTCAGGGACATATCCTCTCTTCTTGAGGATCTTTGCAGTCTCAAATGAGACATAGTATGATTCTGTAGAACTATTCATATAGCTTATTTAAATTAGATAGATGCCTGTATTATTCTCTCTGCTTCAACCTTCATCTTGTGTCGTCTCTTGTGAGCCATGTCTCTCTTGAGCCTGTGGAGACGAGATGTCTGCTCATCTCTTTCTCCTAAGATGTTCTTCCAAGACTTTGATATTGGACTGATGCCAAACTTAGTGAACTCTCTTTGCAGAGTCTTGTTAGGCTTGCTTGCATGTCGACAACAGTGTCTCATCCGTTCTCCCAAACTTGGTATGCTTCCAATGCTTGAAAGATCAGAACCATCAGAAGTGGATCTTTCTACATACAATTCTACTTCTCTTTTCTTGTTTCTATGCCAGGTCTTGCTCATAGCTTTAGCAATTGTTAATCTTCGCTCTCTAGAGCCTGTTTGATAATTCTTGACACCTCAGCTTTCATCTTGCAACGTCTGCTGTGACTCATCTCCTGACGAATTGTCTTCAGTCTTGATGACTGCATGAAAGCTGATCCCAAGATTCTCTTCCAAGAGTCAGTCATTGGCTTTATGCCATACTTATTGAACTCTCTCTGAAGAGAGCTTTTAGCACATCTGTTTGGATGCCTGGCGAACTTGCTCACTACCATTTGATAGGTTGGACTCCAAACTGAGAAGCCTAAGCCTGGAAACTGAGAGCCGTTCTCTGCGACATAAGCTTCTGCTTCTTTCTTTCGATTTCTGTGATAAGTTTTACTCATAACTTTGAATTTTCTGCAAAAATACCACAAATATTTGAAATAAAGAAATCCTGTCACAAGAAAGTGACAGGATTTAACATTATTTAACAAATATGCTATTCAGATAGAGGAATTGTGCTGCAAAAGCTATCTCCATCTCTATATAGTACATTAGCATTCTTGACCATATATTCAACTTTGTTCTCTTTAGTGCATTCTTTCTCTTTGAGCAACTTCTTCCAAGCGGCTCCATTTGCACCACTTGGATGTGGAAAGATAGTATAGTCTGTATGAAGATTCCTAACTGACTCTCCATATATGAATCTCTTCCACTGTGCATCACCAAGCCATATGATGTGATTGAGATTTCCAGTAGTCTTTTTAACTGTCATGAACTCTTCTTCCAGGGTGTCTATGATAGTCTGATTGTCTTTCTCATATATTGGGGCTCCATCACGATTAAGCTTGTATCCATATATCCACTTAGACAGGTTTGTCAGGTAGACATCAAACCCAGCATCTAAGTACCAGCTTATGAGCATATCATACACTCTAGGAGCAACAGACCACCCAGCATCATGTTGACCGAATGGAAGCCCAACACTCAAAGATGAGACAATCTCTTCATACAGATCATCCTTGAACAGCCTTGGTCTTGATGGTGCTTCTCCTACTATAGCTATAGTGCCAACCCTAGGCTTTAGTGTATGGATCAATATAGGAATGTCAAGACCTACACTTATGTTCTTGATGTCTTTTGATGACAAGCAAAAAGTATACTCACTATATCCTACACTGTCATACCTTGTCCTGCCATGCTTGTAAGATGGGATAATCCAGCTGTCAATTACTTCTTCTATTTCTTTGGCGCAAAATCCAGGATAGCATTTGCTTGACAATCCTAGAATCTCTATCCTCTCATATTTGTCTTTTGTATTCATATAGCTTGTATTGTCATCTAGTGATATAGTATGCAAAGTGCCACTCTTCTGTGCCTCCATGCCAAGCATACTTCACTTTCAGGAATGGGAACTCACCTCCTTGGAACATTCGCCTGACATCGGTCTCTGACACATCATCTTGGAATTTGTAGTGTGAAGCATTGAAGTTGTCTCTTATCATCAAGACTATCTCTTCAATGTCTTGTTGGTTAGAAATCAAGAATGAGTACACTTTCTTCTCTTTTGATGTAGTGACATCTCCACATTGATTGATAGCAAACATCTTGTTGAACATGTCATATGTGTATAGAGACTCTGGCACTTTGCCACTAGACTTCAAGATCATCAAGCACTTTGCAACAAAGTCTTTCTTGACAAATTCTACTATCTTGTCTAAGAGCTTTGGATTGTCATAGTTTGTATGATCAAATCCTCTGATGTTGTTGAACATCACTATCGCTTGATTTTCAGAAGATCCTAACTCAACGGTAATCTCATTAGGATTGTCATCATTCCTCATCCCCATATTCTTAGCTCTTCTTTTCTTTTTCTTCTTTATCTACAAGCTTGTCCTTAGGAGCAGCAATAGAATACACAAATTGCCAAGAGTTTGCAACATCACTGTAGTTGTACCAAATCATCAACTCTGGAAATGTCCCAACACCAAACATCTTGCTTATCTTGCTCTTTGCAATTTTCTCTGCTTTGAGCAGGTCTTTGTCAACATAGTTAGCCCATTCTATGTCTAATTTCTCTTCATCTGGGACTTCATCAAAAAGCCAAGGACGTCTTGACATACAGGCTTCAAGTATCTTTTCATATGTTGCAGAGTCTTCTATTCTTGCCGATATGAATCTTGCAGCCTCTTCTGTTGTAGAGTCTTCTTGCTGTAAGAAACCAAATCTCTCCATGAATGTCACATATGTGTAAGCAGATGACGGAATCAATACAGACTCTTCAATGAGGACAGCACACTTCAGAGCAAAGTCATTGATGCAGATATTGATTATTTTCTCTATTGCTGCTCTCTCATCTGACTCTTCATCTAGCAAGAATTTCTTGATTGATGGCAATGAGCTGAAGAACACTATTTGTCTCTTCTCTTTCTTATGATCTTCTGGTTTCTCTTCTTCTGCTGTATTTCCTACAGTCACATCAGTTGAAGGCTCTCTACCTGCATCTGCTATGTCAGGCTTTGTCTCTTCAACTGATGAGTCTTCTATCTTCTTTGATTGTCTTTTCTTTGAAGCCATTTGAGTACGTATGCTATTGATTTTATATTGTATGTATCAGCTTCAAAGAAGTTTGTCTACCTTATGTCTACAAAGTCTATCAAGAAGCAGTCAATGTCATCTCTTTCTCTATGATACTCTTTGTAGTTCTTCTTGTTGTTGATCTTTGCATATAGCCATGGACACCAGTCATCTATGAAGTCTATCAAGCAGGTCTTCCCGTGTCGGTCTTTATCAAACAAGCATGTAGTGCTGCTGTACAAGTCTATCATTCTTGGAGCTCCATGCTCTTTCTCATACTTGAACTCATACAGCTTCTGCCAGTCGAACTTTCTCTCACCACCAAAGAACTTGATGTTTGGGTATACCTCTTCTATGATATGGCAGATGGTCTTGAATCTTTCTTCTATGAACTTTATGTTTCTCTTCTTAGAGTCAGCCTTAGTCTCCTCAAGCAATATCCTCACTAAGCAGTCTCCTTGCTTGTTGAAAAAGTCTAGCACTTCAAACACAGAGAAGGTCTCAAACACTGCTAGGCCGTGCTTGAAGTAGCATCTTCCACTATTGTTGAAGAATAGCCTCAAGTCAAACACTCTAGCTCCATACTCAAAGTATTGCTCTTTGTAGGTCTTCCTCTGGCATTGTGCCATGAATCTGAATGCTCTTGCCCAGAAACCAGAAGGCTTCAGATATGACATAGTGTTGTGAGACCCAATACATGGGACTCTCTTAAGTGTATCTTGTATCATTTTTTGCTGTTGTGTTGTTTCTAGATATATTTATGAGAAGTCTGGCATACAATAAATAACAATCATGAGAGACAGATTCGACTTTGACAAGCCTCTGTCAGAGGCTACTTCACAGAACAGCCAACTAGACTTAGTCCCAAAAGAGACTATGGATGACAAAGTCGACTTCTTGAAGCAGTTCAAAGAGTATTGGGACTTTGAGAAGAACTTCAAGTACAACTCTACATTTGACACATCATTCAAGAAAATAACTAAGCAAGTAGGTCTTGACAGAGATCAGATGAATGATGTGCTGAAAGACTTGATTTCTACTATCATAGGCAATGCTGCTAAAGCCATTGGGCTTGACTGGAGCATAATTGGAGATGAGAACTACTTGTTTGGATTCTACAAGACAAATGGGTCAAGCAAGATGCCAGTCTTGCTAGTCCCTTATGACTTCAAGTTCTCTTCAGTCAAAGACAAGCTGATTGACTGGCTATACAAGCAGAAGAAGAATGAACACAAGAAGCCAAAGCTGCAGCTTGTAGAGACTAAGACTTCTCTTGGCCTTTCTAAGAAAGTAAGTCGAGAGTTTGCAAAGAGAGAGAAGTCAAAGATTGGAGACATCTCACTCATGACTGTAGAAGCTGCTAACAATGCTCTAAAAGCATTTGCTTCTGAGAATTACTTAGAAGAGTTTGATGTTGATGAAGATCCCGGAGTCTTTGATGAAAGGTACTTTGCAAGAAAGGTGAAAGTCTCTCCTACTAGACCTAACAATCATTGGGTTTGGTATTTTCCAATATTCTGCTACACTAAGTATACCAATTGGGCTAATACTGATATTCTAGATGAAAACAACTCATACAGTGTGTTCTTAGAAATAGAAATCATTCCTTCAGATGAAGATGGCTCAACATCAAGAATGCTGTTGGATTTTGTTATTATGACATATGAGCCAGCATATAGAGCGCATCTTGGTGATAGCAAAAAAATCGCTGTTGAAATATTTGACTCAGTACATGTGACATATAGTACTATGTTTGCTCTTTGCAACCTAGCTCTCTATATGAAAAACTATCCAGATGAGTTCATGGAAGCCTTTGATCCATATAAAATAGAAAAGACATCAAAGACTTCTACAGTCAATCAAATCTTGCAAGAATATGACAATGCTGTTGACAGATTGATAGCTGTCATCAAGAAGCATATGCCTGACTTGAGAGTCAGGCCTGTTGAGGAGCTGTGTGAAGACCAGTTTGACTATGACTCTGCAGAAGCTTGAGCCTCAACCATCATCCGGTAGGTCTTCTCTCTTCTGGACTTGTGACCATCACAGTACACTCTAGTAGAAGGGACTAAGCTTATCGCTTTGTCTATATGTCCTTTCTTCAGTGTATAGTAGAAGTCTGTAGTCATCATGCCATTGAGACCACAGTTGTATATCATGTCGGCCATGCCATCTACAAAGCCTTGAGAAAGCTTCTTAGTGTCAACACCACTAGACTCTAAGTCTCTAAGAGCATATCTCAGGCTAGGATTCAAGAAATTCTCTATGTCATTAGCAAGCAGCTCATTAGCTGATGAGGCACTTATCCATTGACCAATCTTGAAGTCTCTGAGCCACTTAGGATCACTAGAGTTGATCTTGTGACCCCATCCTACAGAGATACCATTCACGTCCCATACAGCTTGCCGGAGCATCCCTTCATTCTGCTTGATGAACATTATCCCTTTGTCTGAGACACTTCTTTTTGCTCCTGAGAGCGTCTTGACACTCTTGCTGATAGAATTAGCAGGAACATAGCTGATGACGTTAGTGTACTCAATCTTGTGCTCTACTAAGTTATACTTCTCTCCTAGCCACATAGTGTAAGTAGAAGAAGCAACAGCAAACAGCATGCCAAGCAAGAAGAATGCAACTCTCTCAATACTCCTTTGCTCTATGCCTGTGATATTCACTAAGTCTTTGATTTTCATATTCATATCTTGATTTAATTAGTTATTTCTTGTTCTTCTTCTCTTTCTTCTCTTTAGCTTTGCTCAAGCGTCCTCCAAGGACTATAGTGTGTGTCCTGTAAGCGATGTACTTCACAGTTCCAACAAACTTGATCTTCCCATCACTCTGCTCAAAAGCATTGATAGTGCTCTTTGATGCAACTTCCTTCTCAAATCTCATCCCAGTTCTGTCATCAACGAGGGTATACAGCCAAGAGTCTCTAGAAGTCCAGTCCCAGTAAGGTCCTTCTCCTTCCAAGAACTCTATGTTCTCTATAGTTCCACAGAACTCAAACTTCTCACCTTTAGCAATTCCAAACTTCTCAAGATCTTGCTCAAACTGACTCTTCCCAAGAGTGTCCTCATATCCTTTCTGTGCAAAGAACACTAAGTAGAGCTCTGCAACTTTGACATATCCATTAGCAAAGCAATCCTTGATTCTCTGATTCATGTCAGCTTCACCAGTCCAGTCATCATAGCTTCCTTCAAGAGAGTCTACATGAGCCTGGACCTTGCTGAAGTATTCATCATCAGCTTCCTTGATAGTGTTGTGATGCCACTTTGCAAAGTCTTTGAGCTGCGATGAGGTTCCTTCAAACACCTTGTCTCCATTCTCATCATACTCGGCTTTGCGCCATACAAATGACTTCTCTGCTCTGAACTTCTTGATGAGCTCTACAGCTTTCTTGATCTTGATAGCAAGCGACCAGTACTTGAAGTCTGGCATCCAAGAGCTAAAGCTCTCACTGTGACATCCACCAAGCTTGTTGACCACTTTGTCAAGGCTAGCCATCACTCTGTTGATGTACTTGCCTCCATCAACCATCTTGTCTACACAAGCAGTGCCTACCTGCATCCACTCATCTTTGCTAGAGTTGTACAAGATATGAGACTCTTTCCTGTTAGAGTGTGTTGACCCACAGAAATCACACTTAGTGTAGCTGAGTCCTAAGCTTTCTGGGACTGACTTGAACAGTGAGTCATCAACCACTAGCATGGCATCCTCTCTATAGTTGACTGTTGCAACAAGTGTCCACTCATTCTGCTGGATGTCTTCTATTGTGACTTTGAGCAACTCAATCTCATACTGGTCTTTGTCCTTAGTGACAAGCTTCTTCACTGTCTCATAAGAGACCTTAGGCTTAGCAGTGAACTTAGAGAAAGTCTTGTCTATGACTTGCTCACATTTCTGTCTCTTGTCTGGTGTAATGTAGAACTCCATATCTCAATCATTTTTTGTTTATACTGCAAAATTACACAAAAAAAGCGAACCATTGCAATGATTCGCTAGATATTATTCAGATTTTAACAAAGTTTAACTGATTCCTCTAATCTTCCTGACTATAGGTGTTGCTCCTGCTAGTAATCCCTTACGTTCTTTCCTGAATAGCCAGACAAAGTGATGAAGTCCAGTCAGCCATGCTTGGTCAGAAGATTTGATCTGATATTGTTGTGGAATTGCTGCAGGTGTAGGAGCTAGCAAGTTTGGCTTTGCTTTCTTGCATACATTGACAAAGTCTTGCAAAGCTGAAGAGTCAGATGCTATAGTCTTCTCATAGTTAGCTATCAAGTTCTCTAACGGGTCATTGCTCCACTTGCTCAGCTTAGACATGTCTATGTGCTTCTTAGCACACTCAAGGACACTAGATATGTTGCTTGACTCTCTATCAGACATCTTCTTGTCCTTTCTTTGAGAAAGCTCATTCTTGAATTCTGGAGAGTCAATCTTCAGCATCATTCCATCATGCTTGCCTCCATTGATTTTGAGGACTATGCCTTCCATGTGCTCTCGACACAGAGTCTTGCATCCAAGCTTCTTGTCAAGGTCTTCTAGATAGCCACTATTGTCATAGAATCTAGTATTCTTAGAGAATTGCCAAATCTTCTCCATCAAGTCATCTCTATTCTCTAGCTCTACAAATGGAATTGGCTCTACACCAAGAGACTTTGCTATCTGTGGCAACATCTTTTGATCCACTTGACTGTCATTCTTTGTAGTTGCACTTAGGAGGAACATATTGCCAGATGGCTTCTGATCATATTGTATGATATGATGCTTGTTCTCTACTATGACTTCAAAGTTGAGCAGATGCACATATTCCAAGTACATCTCTGCTTGGTCTTCTACAGCTTTCTTCAAGAACTCTACCTGAGGATAGAAAGCTGGGTTCATGAAGAGATCTACAGATGTAATCTCAGGACCAGGCTTTGTCATGCTAGATCCTCTTGAATGGAACTTCACACCGTCACCAACTGACTCCATCTGCAATGGAGTTCCATCAACTTTGAGAGACACAGTCACACTCTTGCAGTCATCAAATTCATGAGTGCTATGCTTCCATGCATATTCATAATAATGGTCCATGACTATAATATAGAAAAAGCTGAGAGAAGTTTGTTCTCTCAGCTCTCTTTCTTGTAGTCTAGAGTCTAGCTACTTACTTCTCCTTCTCTTCAGTCGATGTCTCTGAAGCTTTCTTTGCTTCCTCTTCTATCTCCGACCTAGACTTCACAATGAAGAACTTCTCTTGGTGCTCTGTGATTTCCTTCATCAATCCAGCAATCACATTGTAAGGAGCTCTTGCAATCATTGATATAATCTGATTAGCCTGATCCTCTGTCAAGTACTTGCCTTTAGTCTTCTCAACTACATCAAAAATCTGGAAGACTTGGATGTGCATCTCTGGGGATCCGAGCTCTCTGTTGTAGCCAAGCTCTCCAATAGTCTTGTCAAGCTCTTCTTTGAATGAGTCCTTCATCTGGATGAACATCTGCTCTTTCGCTGGAGCTTTGCCATCACCAGACTGAACTGGATCATTGTAGTTCTTAGTCTTTGGCTCTTCCATTGCATCATCGCTAGACACGACTTTCTTACTGTCTTTCTTAGTTGCCATTATTATTGTACAATAAATGTTTATTATTTCAATTTATATAAGTATAGAATATAGAAAGTTTAACAAAAATTAACTATTCTCCTCTTTTTCTTTGCTTTTTGCAGCTTTTCTCTCTTTTATCATCTCTTCTGTGACATACTTGATCTTGTATATGTACTGTATTCCCATCAAGTCTATCTCGTCAAAGTTAGGAGATCTCATGAAGAGCTCCATCCTAAGCCTGTGGCTGATAGCTGAGAACAGGTCCTCAAAGCTCAAGTCTCCAGTCTTCTCTCCATGGCTCCACAACGGCCATATGTATGTGACTTTGAATCTAGCAGTGATGACATACTCAAAGCTCCTGAGAATGACTAAGAACTCGCTGAGCATGTCTAGCCTAGATGCATCAAGAGAACCTTTGTCTTTAGGGTCAAAGTTCTCATAGCCTTCATTTATGATAATCCAAGGATTCTCAATGAGGTTTCCTACTTCCATCACAAACTGGTTGTTCTCAATCTTCAAGAGTGGGTTGTTCTCAGTGTCTTTCTCTGACTGTATCTTTGAGACTCCTTTCTTGTAAGTAGGCTTTGTGTTTGTGAACGTCTTCTTCTTAGTTTGTGTTGTCATGACTCAAGACAATAAATATTCTAAATTCGTACTATATATCAATTACATACAATGGGAGCTAGAGTAAGGCTGTTCAGCAAGAAAGAGATACAAAAGAGGTTGAATGAAGCACAGACACTTGCAAGTGTGAATGCAGACATCCAACAAATCCAGATGCAAATCAATCAAGCTGAGCAAGACTATATGAAGAGGATTGAGCCTTTGAAAAAGAAGCTCATAGAGCTGCAAGCTCAGCAAAGCAATCTTCAGGGACAGCAAGCTTCACAGACACAAGCCGCACAACCTGGAACAGTGGCACAACAAAAGCCTGGCACAATCCAACCACAAGGTGGAGTACAGGCTTCTCCTGGAGCTACTGCTGTGTAGTCTTGTTCCAAAACTTGTGAGTGATGTCTTCAAGCTTCGGTGAGTACATCTCAAGTTGTCCAGTTAGCTTGTTCTTTTGAAGACCTTTGACAACTTGTACTTCATACATTCTCTGATTTGTGGTCTCTTTGTCAAGAGGACCACATTCTTCTTTATAAGGGCCTACTTTCAGGAAGTCTACACTTGACACTGCTTCTGCTGGAATCTCTGACATCTCATGTCCAGTGTACCAAGCTACTAAGAGCCTATGCTTAGAGTGTATGTATGATGCAATGTTGCTGACTTCTTTGAAGTCTTCTCCACCCATGAGACACACACAGTTGATGCCTTTGTTCTTCTCTACTAAAGTGTCAATAGCTTGTGTGTCAAGTGGATCTCCAATGTCATCCCATAGATATTTGCTATGGCATCCTTGACAATGGCACTTGCATCCAGAGATGTTTATGAGCAATGCTATCTTGTCTGGGACTTCTCTGAATCCTACTTGTGTGTTGACATACTTAAGCATTTGATGACTTTTCAGGTTGTTTTTCTTCAGGTTTCTTCATATACAATACTTCAGACTTCTCATAGTTCTCTATATTGTCATCTACTTCATGAATGCTCCCATCGTCTAATATCACAAATGCCATTCTAGAGTCTAGCATTGCAAAATGGTCGTCAATATAGCACATGTCAAGAGACTCATATCCTCCAAATGGATACCCAAGAGAGTGTCCAAACACTTGATATACTTCTCCAGCATAGTTGCATAGCTCGTCTCTTCCTGGAGGACACCACTGAAGTGAGTCTAAGTGCTCTCTGAAGTCAGCCCATATTGGTGACCCATAAGCATACCATCCTCCTCTCTCTTCTGAGATGTCTCCTAGAGACAATATTCCTTTCTTTGTTCTTAGCAGGCTGTTAAGCGAAGCCTCATTTGGAAGTATGCTCTTAATCTTGTACTTGTCATCTATACATCCATGACGGACCTTGAGCTTTCCCATGTGGACTTCAGCCCAAGTCTTCAGGATACCAGCATGAGTGAACAATATCTTCTTGTCATTGACTCTAGTCTCCCAAGCTACTCTGAAAAGACTCTTGTTCTCTGTGAATAGCTTGGCAATCTCTTTTGCATGTGCATGACTGTACCTGACTTTATGGATGCTCTCAGAGTAGAACTTGTCGAAGTAGTGCATGTCATGGTTCCCAAGAAGCAAGTGTACATTAGTCTTGTCTCTAGCAAACTCTATGATCTCTTTGAAGATTTCTATAGCTTTCTCTACAGAGACTCCTTCAAATGGATATGGATCTAAGTAGTCTCCTAAGAACACAACATCAACCATCTGGTGGTTGATGAAGTCTTTGTATTTCTCTATTGCTCCTCTCCAGAACTCTCTGCCATGCACATCTGGAATGACTATCACTTTAGTCCTTGTCTTGCTCTCCATTGTCAGGTATTTGCTCTTTGCTTCTGTCATATGTAGTTGGACCACATCCTAGATAGGCTTCCGTCTTGAATTTGCTTTTCTCTATAGATGAGAACTTGTTCTTCTTGTCATTGATGAAGTCATTGACTATCTTGTCATAAGAGTCTTTGTCTAAGTAGTAGCTATCCCAGTCTATCTTCCTCTTGATGTCTTCTCCACTCTTCATCACTTCTTCTTCTGTGAATGCCTCTGGAGGATAGATAGTCTCATACTCAAAAGTCTTGTCAGCCTCTTTCCTTTCCTCTGGACTCATCTTCCAGTAAGCAGTTGAATGCTTGTTCCTCTTCACCCATGGAGACTTAGCAACAAGCTCTCTAAAGTCTACTGAAGGGGTTGCTGCTCTATACAAGAGTGTATATAGCTCATACAGCTTGTCTTTCAAATATATTCGTCTTCTCTCTGTCATGCATCATATAAGATGTTGCTTTTAACATATTTTATATATGTAAGCTGACTGCCAAGTTTAAGCAACAAAGCACAAAGCTAAGATTAGCTTTGTGCTTCATACATATGACATGGATAGATTCAGTTTCCAGTCAAGAGAGATAGCAATCCTACGAATAACTCAATGATACCCACTAGAATCTTGAACATCAACACAAATGCAGCTATTCCTAGCCCAAAGAGAATAAGTCCTAACAGCATAGTGCATCTATTATTTTAGAGTGATACAATTCAATAGTGTTTGGTATAAACTTGAGCTTGTCTCTCTCAACCCAGCCAGGTCCATTATCTACATCAAATGGCAACATGAAGATTGTCACATCCATTATAGGAGCATTGTTCTCTATGTAGTTCATGAAACTGTTCATCACTCCATAGAGCTTTTGGTCATCAGCCGCATCAGGAGTGTAGTTGATGAACAGACTGAGCTTCAATGGTTCTGAAGTAGACATGGTGTTAGAAGCATACATGACAATGTCTTGATTGAATGTCATGAAGTCATGCACTGAAGTAGCAAAGCAAGCTATGTGCTTTGGATTCATGTTTGTGAACTCTGTTGTCTCATCACCTTTCTTGATTCCTACAAGCTGGTGGTTAATCAAGAAGTCAATGTCTTTGTATTCTTTTATGATGAAACGTCCGATGAATGAGTCTTCAATCTCTACATAGCTCTTCATTGAGAGAATAGATGGAGAAATCCAGATAGCATCACAGTCCTCAATAAGATTATGAACCTTCATGCTATACAATATGTCACTCATTGGATTCACTACATGAACTATAGGCCTCTCTGATCCATCATACCAATTGTCATTAAGACAAGTGTCTACATATACTTTCTTAGAGTTGTAGTCTTTCTCTATGCTGATTGGCGCAGTCCAGTCTCCTATAGCTGTGTACTTGATGTTCATCTGATTCCTCATCAATAATTGCCACTTGAGTGCTGCAGCAATCTTCTTTGTCTTAGCTGATGGAACAGAGTCTTTGTCAATCACATAAGGAATACCTGTGAACACTACTGATATCTCTATCTTCTCATCTTCTGGAATTCTGAACATCCAGTCAATCCAGTAATTGAAGTAGTTCTCTACAGCTATAAGCTTGTCAATTGACTTGTCATCAGTGTCACAAAGTATGCATATCCTCTCGTTTGAGAATCCTACATATCCAATCTCTAATGGATCTCTAATCTCTATCTTCTCTACCTCTGGCAAGAGATTCATTCCAGGATTTGGTATTGCTAATCGATGCTTAGCAAATCTTGCATAGTGACTGTATCTCTCTGCAAACTCTACTTTCACATCATTTGCAATGTTTCTTGAAGTCAAGTCTATTATTCGAGTCTTCTTGAACATCTTGTATTATTGAGAGTGTATTTAGTATATTTAGTATATTTTAACTCTTATTTGGTTTGAAAATAGTCCTTCTACTTGATATCCTAATGCTTCTAATAGCGTTACATGCTTTCTTACGAATCTCCCTCCTCTTGACTCTATATCATCAGCAGTTTTAATTGAAGGATGATCTTCAAACAACATCTCTAGGTCAATGCTTGTACACCCTGTAGCTCCAAATTTCTTTATGTTAGACAAGACTATAGTCAAAGTCTCATAATCAGACTCAGACAAGCTTTGTATAGCCTTGTCAAGAAAAGCATCTTTGACAACCTTAGAAGAAAACTCTTCTCTAAGTTGTGAGATAGTTTTTCTTTCAGGACTTGCAAAATTGCTATCTATGTTCATATCTTCATTGTCTCTGGAGATACTTTGTCTTCTATCAAGAAAGAGGACATTGAGTCCGCTAGATGAAGCAAGTATGCAAGAGGACAGATATCCCAGGCTTTGTTGAATGCACTCTTGTGCGTATAGTCAAGGATATTGCCTACTTCTGCAAATCCCATATGCCATCTTATAGCAAGAGCTTCAATTCCAGTCAGCAACATGAATCGCTGAATCAAGAAACAAGACTTCTCTCCATGTCCAAATGGGAATCTGTCATTGATGTCATACCCGTTGTACTTTATCCAGGTCCCATCTTCTTTCTTGAAAGACTTCACTACATCAATGTAGAACTGGGTCTTGCACAAGTCATGCAAGAGAGCAGTTACAATCATCTCTTCTTCGGTTATCTTTGCTGGCTTCTTGCCTTTAGCTTCTACAAGCTCGTTGTACATTGGCACAAGCTTTCGCAAGCACTTCAAGACATTCAAGCTATGCTCACAAAGGCCTCCTTTGTAGTTGCCATGATACAAAGTTGAGCTTGGAGCTATGAAGAAGTCACAGTCTTTAGGGTCTGGACTGCTGAGCCACTCTACAAGCTTGTCTAATCCTGGACGGCTAACTTTAGAGATCTCTGCTAAGAACTCTTGCTTGTTTTGCTGTATTTGAGTTTCTGTAAGCATATGCTAGTTATATTTGAAGTGATATTGTATAATTTGCATATTAACAACATTTAACATCTCAACAACATTATTGGATGCCATTCATTACCAGCACCAACATGCAGAGATCTACAATTATATAGATAGCTGCCACAATGAGCACTGATGCTAACATGCATATTAGGATTTTTTGAATCCTGCCTTTCTTGAAGTATCCTTTGACTATGAAGTATGTCTTTTCTTGACTTTCAAAGTAGTGACCTACAGCATACAACATTGTAGTAACCCATATCACTTGAATAGCTAACACAAACAAAAAATTTAATTCTGTATACATATACAATATTTTAATTTATGAATTTGCTGCAAATATACAAAAATATCTGCAAAGACATGACAACTGTGTCTTAAAGTTTAACATAGTTTAACAATTGTCTCTAGGAGCGGATTATTCTCATCTGTTGATAAATATGCTACAATGGATGAGCAACTCAAGAGAGAGCTTCAGGAAGCTTTGTATGGCGCTCTAGCAGCAATCTACCAGAACAACAAGCCAACAGAAGCAAGAGAAAGAGAGACTTCACAAGAGACAAAGATTGAGATAGTTGTCTCTGGTGACTCGCTGTCTCTCATCAAGGCTATATCTGAAGACTCAAGTCTTGACAACAAGATAGCTAAAGTAGCTAACTCTTTTGAGATGCTCAATGGCCAGCTTAGAGACTTTGAGAATCTAGATGTCATGGGACCTCAAGGCTCATTCACAAACTTTGTGAACTTCATCTCTCTTCTTGCCTCAATACCAAACATTGAGAATCTGAAGAAGCTTGACAAGACTACAGCTAGATCAGTAGCAGACTTCATCACAGAAATCAGCAATGCAATGAATGGTGCAGGAGACTTTAGCAAGTTCGGCAAGACTGCTGCAAAATCTATTACAGACTTCATTACTGAGATTAGTAATGCAATGAATGGTGCAGGAGACTTCAGCAAGTTTGACATCACACCATTTGACAAGTTCTTGAGCTTTGTATCATCTCCTGACTTGCACAAGAGGCTGAAAGCTGCTCAGAAAGCACTCAGCTCTAAAGAAGGTGGTTTCTTAGGGTTTGGAGGAACTACACTTGCTGATGACTTGAAGAAGTTCTTGATTACTATATCTAGCATATTCAATGATCCTGAAATCAAGAATGCATTCTTGTCTGACCCAGAGAAGAAGATACAAGACACAAGGGGCATAGATGCTGTATTGCAGCTATTGAACTTCTTCACTCAAGACAAAGTCCTCAGGAGAATAGGCATTGCTCATGTTGCTCTTAGGATGGGAATTGACAAAGCAATGGTGACTTTCTTGAAGAACATTGCTGTTGGAATGACAGATCCTGATGTGCAGAGAGCTTTCTACAATCCTAATGCTAGCAATGCAGTGCAAGGAGTGCAAGCGGTCATCAAGATGATAGACACACTTGCAAGTGCTAAGTTCATGGCTGGAGTGCTTGCAGCAAGCTTGGTATACTCAGAGAAGAGAGGAAGGAAGATTGCCTCATTCATCAAAGGATTCATAGATGTCATTGCAGAAGTTGAAGAGACAATGTCTAACAAGCAGCTGTCTAAGACTATTGGAAGCATATCTCATCTTGTGAAAGACTTGACTCTTTGTGCAATGGGCATTGGCTTGATGTCTCTAGTCTTGATTCAGTTTGAGCCACTGAAGACACTAGCAGTGATGGCTGCTATTGTTGTTGGAATCAAGTACTTGTTGAAAGGCATTGTAGAAGCTACTAACAATGTAGATCCTAAGAATCTGACTAAGTTCACAGAGTTTGTCAACAAGACAATAATGAACCTGTGTCTTGGAATAGTCATACTTGCAGGTGCTGCACTAGTCATAAGGAGTGTAGGTGCTGGTGATGTGTTTGCTACATTTGTATTCTTAGCTTCTCTTGTAGGAGGTGTAGTTGGCTTGTCTATGCTTGCTTCTAAGTTTGACCCTGAAGGAGTCAATGCTGCTAAAGAGATCTCAAACATGCTTCTTGCACTAAGTGGAGCGGTGTTCATACTCAGCTTGTCGGCTCTAGTGATAAGAGAAGTAGGATGGGGAGACATTGGGACTACTCTTGCAATATATGGCATAGTGATTGCTGCAGCAATAGGTGTTGCTGCTCTTCTTGGAAAGGCTAAAGGACTTGTAGAAGATGGCATAAAGGTCTCAGAGAACTTAGGTCTGCTCTTCAAGAATCTGATGTTCTCTATGGCATTAGTGTATGTGACATCATTCATAGCTGCTACTATACCAAATGAGTGGCTCACTAAGACTGGACTTGTGATTCTAGCAATGACAGGTGTCATCCTTGGTGTGTCACTAGCTTTGAGGGTTGGAGGACAGAAAGAGACTATTCAAGCTATAGAAGCATTCACTGTAGCTATAGCAGCTATTGGATTGAGCATCTTGATGGTGTCCATTGCTGGGACCTTAGCAGTGAATATAACTGCAGACCACTATCTGGCTATAGGACTTGTTGTTGCTGCTGGGCTAGCAGTTCTTGGATTGATATGGGTTGCTAACAAAGTAGGATTGATTTCTAGAGAGAACCTCAACAATATCATGATGCTCAACTTAGCTATTGCTGGACTTGCTATCAACATGATATTGTTCATTGGCATTGCTAAGCTCATAGAGATGTCTGCTATAGGATGGAGTCATGTAGGCATGCTTCTTGCTATACTTGTAGGAGAGATTTTAGTTGTAGGAATACTTGCTGCTATATCTAAGATTCCTGGAGTAGAGAGCTCCATCAAGAACTTAGTGTGGCTGCTTGCAGTGATGATAGGCCTAGAGCTCAACATCATAGCACTAGTGAAACTGTCTCAGTATCTGAATCAAGCTATCCAAGAGAATGGAGGTCTGAAGCCATTGTTTGGCAACTTGATCACAGTCCTTGTTGGAGAACTTGCTATATTGACAGCTCTTGCAGCTATACAAAAGTATATTCTAGATACTAGGAGTACAGCTGGCATAGCAATATTGACTATATGCCTTGCAGGGCTGATAGGAATAGTAGACTACACTATACATGTTGCTAAGAAAGCAAAAAGTGTCAACGAAAAAGACTTGGATTCTTTTGCAAATGTCTTGTTTGCAATGCTAGGTGCAGGAGGAGTCTTTGGTGTGATCTCTACTCTTGTAGTGACATCTGGTTTTGGGGCTGCAATACTAGGTGGGATGGCCGCACTAGAAATTATCTTAGCAGGACTCATGGGAGTCATTAACTTATTCATCACAACTGTCTCAAGGTGGAAGAAGCTCAAAGATGAGTATGGCAACCTTGAGAGTGCAGGTGGAGAGATTGGTGGGGCATTCAGTGGATTCCTGGCAAGCTTAGTCAAAGGCTGGGCTCCTGCTGGAGCATTGCTGGCTATAGTGATGGGCATATTCACAGGTCCATTGCTAGGACTCATATGGACAATTGGAGAGTTTGTAGACATAGTAGAGCAGGTAGCAACTATGAAGTTCATATCGGGCTATGATGAGAAAGGCAAGCCTATATATGAGAGAGTTGACCCAGGGGTATTTGGGTTAGCTGCTGCAACTGTAGCTGGCGGATTCCAGATGTTCATTGAAGGACTTGCTGCAGGATTCAGGAAGCTTGGAGGAAGCGGAAGCTGGGGAGGGAAATTCATCACTGGTGGTCTTGTGGCTATGACAATCTCTTACTTGTCTACTTCAATAGGTCCTATCATGCAATCTGTAGGCACATTTGTAGATGCTATCATGAAGCTCATTACTGGAACATACACAATGACTGGAGATGATGGAGAGGAAATTAAGAAGAGAGTGGAGCCTGGAGATTTCACTAAAGCTGCAAATGCTGTAAGTGAAGCGTTCGGAAAGTTTATAACAGAACTTGGCAAAGGTGCTGATGGCTTGAGCTACTCTGCACAAGCATCTATCAACTCTATTGCAAAGTCTCTGTCTCCTGTCATGGACTCAGTTGGCAAGTTCGTTGATGCTATTATGGCTATGGCAACTGGTACATACACCACAACAGATGAAGAAGGAAATCAAAGGACTGAAGTGGTTTCAGAACCTAGATTCATAGCGGCTGCAGATGCAATAACTGGAAATTTCTTGAGATTCTTAGAAGCTCTGATTTCTGGTACAGAAGGAATGAAGTACACACAGAGGAAAGCTATAAAGAGCTTGTCTGAAGCAATAGTTCCAATCATGGACTCAGTCTCTAAGTTTGTTGATGCTGTGATGGTGCTCACTACAGGCACAGTTTCTGTTGGAATTGAAGACTCATTCAAAGTGACAAAACAAGTGAGTCCTGATGACTTCAGTGCTGCTGCAAAGAGTGTAGTGATTTGGTTCAATGTGTTCTTGAGAGTGCTTGGGGAGAGCATGGCTCAGCTCCAGCCAGAACAAGTTGAGACAATGGAGAGCATCTCTAAAGTGATGAAGCCTCTCATGAAAGGAGTGTCATCATTTGTTGACTCTATACTGAAGCTTGCTACTGGAAGATATGTTGACAGCTATGACAAGAATGGGAAGCCAATCTACAAGACAGTCTCTAAAGAGATGTATGGTGATGCTGCTAGCACTCTAGTGTCATCATTGACTACATTTATAGTTGGCTTGAGAGATGGCTTGAATGGAATAGCTCCTGAAGCTGAAGAAGTACTGATGCACTTGAGCAAAGGTGGGTTGAAAGACTTGATGGTTGGACTTAGCAATTTCTCTAAAGTCATATCTGACAACTTGTTTGTCATTGAAGGATATGACAAGAATGGAAAGCCAATCTTCATGAGGAAGAATGGTGAGCTTGTCAAGACCGAAGATCTATATCCTGTCATTGCAGGAACACTTGCAACATCAATCACAAAGTTCGTGACTACTCTCAGAGATGGCTTAGTGTCTATAGAGAAAGATGTCCCAGGAGTAGTCAAAGCTTTGAAGAGCATACTTGGTGTTGCTAAGCCTGTTGGGGAATGGGGCAAGATGATGAAAGAGTTTGATGTCAAGACAGACTATGACTCAATCACGCTCAAAGTGTCTAGTGCTATAGTGTACTTTGCTAGTAGCTTCTCATCATCAGAAATTACATCCTTTGCAACTGATGAGAAGAAGAAAGAACTCTCTAGGTTGAAGACAAATGCTGCTATCATACTTGCTGCTGCTAAAGTCATCAACAACTTTGGAAGTCTTGACATGACTAAAGCTGGCCAGCAAGAGAAAGAGTTCTTGAGCAACCTTGCTACACTGATGTCTGCTACATTGCCAGATGCAGCAGCTAAGTACAAGAGTACTATTGACCAGTACACTAAAGACTATGGAGACTTAGCAGACAGAGTGCACAAAGTGACAAGGATAATAACAAAAGCTTCTGCTCAAGGCTACATGGCTCTTGCAGCACTTGTCACTGCTTTGAACAGTCTTGGACCTACATCTTCATATATTGGGATAGATCTGCTGCAGACTAAGCTTGAGCTCTTAGAAGTCAGGATGACTAAGTCTCTTCCAATAGAAGAGTTTGCTAACAAGATCTCTTCAATTGAAGGAATGACAAAGCAAGTAGTGACTTCTTCTGGAGAGATAAAGAACTTAGATGAGATATTCAGACAAGCTACAGGTGAGATCAACCAAGCTCTGTACAATGGCACTTCTAACTTTGAGAACACTCTTGCTAAGCTTCTTGCTGACTTGACTAAGCTTGACACTGGTATCAAAGCAAGCATAAAGACCGTCAAGAAGTTTGGGAAGGACTTTGAAGACACAGTTGACAAGATAGAGAAGAAGCTCAAGAAGAATGAAGGTGAGAGGAACAGGATGCTCAAAGACCTCACTACTCACCTTGACACTATTGGCAAGAAGCTGCAAGTCATATCAAGTGGATTGAAAGCAGTCAATGAGTCTTCTATGGACAAAGTAGAGCAGCTTGGCAAAATATTCATGGAGATGCAGCAACAGCAGATGCAAATGCTGATAGATGCTAACATCATCAAGACAGAAGAAAATCCAAACCCACAGCCTGCTCAGCCTGCTCAGCCATCAACCAACAATGTGAATGTGTCTGCTCAGCAAACACCTCCACCAACATACTTTGGTGAAGAGATCAGGTTTGTTGTCACAGATGCTACTAGAGGTGAGCTGAGAGGCATGCTGCAGCGAATGGTCTAATTCTTATCAGAGCTAAGAAACAAACGTCCCTAGGAAAGATTTCAGATATTACAACAAAGAAGCTGTCAGAGTCATCTGACAGCTTGCCAAGAATTTATCGAAGGACTCGAATGAAGGAAAAGAAGTTTCGGTCTCTTTGACTACAGGTTGTCGTTCTGAATCTTGTCAGACACAATCTTGAACACCATCTCAAACAAAGGCTTGAACATGATCTTCTTCTGGCACCTGTGCTGGATGTTCTCTTGCAGGCGTTGTACTATTTCCTTGCCTCTGTTGTTTACAAAAGCCCTAGCAAACTCATTGATGTTGTCTTTGACCTCCTTCTGTGCAAACAGCTTTATGTTAGCTACAGAAGACTTAGTGTCAATAGCAATCCTGCCTTCTTCTAAGAATGCCTTTCCTGCTTTGTTGATGCCTTTCTTTGGAGACCAGAACTCATACAGCATGTTGAGCACCTGATCCTGTCGCTGCTTTGGCAATTCCTTGAGTTTGCAAGTGATGCACAACTCGGTCTTTATACCCTCTAAGAGTGCGACCTTCTCATTGTCTATCTGTGTTTTCTTTGCTTCAAGCATTTGCATCTTGCTAGCATTATAGACTTCTTTGAATGACTTCATGCGATTATTTGTATCTAGATATAATTGCTTTTGTGATATATTTATTATGAGATCTCAAGAGTCAAATTTTGGGTAGATTTCAGAGACATCCTAGCTTCTCTAGAGTACGCTCAGTGAACACACTGAACTCCGCTCCTCGCTCATTGAAGTATTTCTTTGCGGCTTCCCACTTGGCTTTGTTCATCAAGAATGTCTGAGCAGCTCTGCAGTACGCCTTCTGCTCTTTAAGAGGGGCACTTGGAGCAATAGGTTCAGGAGCAAGTGTCTGAGAGTAAGGCTTGATCTCTATGAACACTTTCTTCACACTTCCATCCCTGCCTTTGATAGAAATCCAGAAGTCAGTGTAGTAGTTAGATACTTTCCAATTTCTTGGATCTCTAGGATCAAGGTTGTTCTTCTTGCAATACTCTAAGTTAGAGACCGGGTTCCTGTACTTGACAGCTATAGGCTCACTAGCCCACTGGACTATGTTTGGATTCCTGTCACACCACTTCATGAAGTGCTCTTCCCAGCTTGACCTGAAAATGTTCACTTGTGACAAGCACTTCTCCTTGTTAGTTGGATAGAAGTATCCTTGCTGCCACTTAGCATTCTCTCTCAAGTCTGGCTTGTTCCTGTTCTTGTATGAGGATCTCAGATTCATGTCCTTCGATAAATATGGAAAATCCCAAATATTTGGCTTATTTATTGATTCTGATGGACTTTGACAAGGAATACAAGCTATATAAGATTGGTCTTTCTAAGAAAATATCTAAACGATATGAAGAAAAAGCTGCAGGAAACAGAACTGAAGACTTAGACCTCATAGATGATTCACAATGTGAGACAGAAATCAAGAGACTTCTCAAGACAATAGACAAGTCAAAAAGATGGAAAGTGACTAGCAATGACTGGAAAGGACCTTTTATTGCTAGAAGAATAGCTTTCACATGTCCTGAGTGGAATCTGACAACAGCATCTAAGAACAATGACAAACTGTATGCCACAGTGTTAGTTCTCAGCAAAGATGCTTTACAGAAAGCAATCAACAAACATTCAGAAAGGTTTAAGTATCCTAACACTGAACACAAAGAACAAGCAGATGTCAATATTCCTTACTTCTTAGAGAAGAACGAGTGTGAGTGGTTCTTCTACACATTAGTGAGATCTATGTCTTCAAGAATATTTGGTGGAGACTATGCTGGTCAGCTTGCTCTTATGGAAGAGATGTATAGTGAAGATGAGATCAAAGCACTGTCATCTCAAGAGCACTTGATAGTGAATAGCAAAGACTCTATAGACTACTTTAGAATTTCTGGAAACCCAATAGGATACTGCTACAGGCTTAGTGTGTCTAATCTGTTCTTGTCTCTTAGGATGGTGGCTAGTGCAGCTATCAGGAAAGTGGAAGAAATCAGACATCTTGACAACTATCCAAAGGTCAATGAGACATTGTCAAGCATTGGACTAGCAGGCAGAGTACAGAAGAAATATGAAAAGAGAGACGCAATAGAAGAGATTTCTTATGCAAATTACAAGAAAGTTGTCAAGAATCTGATTTGCTGCTATTCAAGAGCTCACTATGCAGACTTGATTGACTCTATGAAGTCTACGAATGACCTCATCTTCAAGCATATGCAATCCACTGGCAAAGACCAAGGAAGTGGAGTGTTTGTGAGAGGAAAGAATGAGCTATGGCTTTGTCTTGGAGAGTATGGAACTATTCTAAACATCACATCAAAACATTTAGAAGTTCTTAGAGGCTCTATATTGATGGCCAATTTCCTGCATGGGACACTAAAAGCTAAAGACAACTTCATCAATAATATCATAGATGACTATTCAGATTTTGTAGTGTCTGTAATAAGAGCTGGGCATGAAGAGATTGTTGATTTCTTAGAATTTGTATCTAGAAAAGTTGAAGAATATGATTATCTTACTATAAAAGACATTTTCAGTGAATTGAATGAGTCAGTCACTTCTTTAGGACTAGGAAAGAGAGTCATTAGCAAAGACAAAGAGAGAAACAAGAACAAAGCTGATGCTCTTTATGACATGTCTTCTATAGACTCTGTCATGGAGTGTCTCAAGACCTTCTTGAATGCTAATGGATACAAAGAAGTAAAAGATGTGTTCATGGCATATGAGAAGAAGTCTTATGACATACTTGACATGATGGAGACCTCTGACACATCATCAAATGAAGAGCGATCTGTAGTGTTTGCAATTGGACTTGGAGAGACAGACTTCAAAGTGAAAGACCATATGCCTGCAATCTGGCAACTGAACTTGTATGACAGAGGAACATCTGTAGTGATGACATTGAACTCTGCAACAAAAGCTACTCCTGAGATGGTGATAGGCCCTAAAGATGAAAGCCTTTGGTATTTTGGGTGGTTGGCAACACCAGACAGGATCTTGAATGTTGTCACTTTCTGTGCTTCATATGATGACTCTAAGCCTCTAGAAGAACAACAGGACCTGATGCCTTACAAGTTCAACTTGCAAGAATCAGCAAACTTAGGTCTCAACAAGAAAGTGTCAAGCAAGTTCAAGTCTGAAGCGACTCCTAACTCAGTGAGAGACTTAGATGAGACAATTGACGAGGAAATAGATGGCTCTAAAGACTTCTTGAGTGTGTTGTTGAGAGAAGCAAAGAAAATTGGCATGTTGCCTAAAGGAAGATATGAAGCACTAGAGCCAATGCCTAGAGATTCAAGTGAAGGCCAATTTGTTTTCAATAGTTACAAGCTGTACTCTCAAAAAGAAGATGGCAACTGGACTGTTGATCCAGTTTGCAATGTGACTGGATATATTAAAGAATATTGGCCTATCAAGCTATACAGTTCTGCTGAGATCTACACTATGGCTGGTGAAGGCTGGCATTGTGGAGATGACAATTTCTTTGTGATAAGAATAGTGTTTGGAAGAGTTGGAGGCGCTCCATACAGATGGATAGACCATATAGAGTATGGCAAAGCTTCTCAGAAGAGTGGATACAATCCTAAAGACTTTGGCCCTCTAGCTGTTGCAGACTTAGACAAGATATTCTCTACTAAAGTTGATAGAGATGAGAATGACTGCATTGCTCTGACTAAGACAAATGCAATATTGATTCTGGACCTGATGAAGTCTTTCATGAGACACAAGAAAGATCAAGTCAACATAAAAGTAAAGACATTAGGATGGCATGTAGACAATGCTGGACATTGGATAAAAGATGAGAAGCCTCACTATGAGACACAAGAAGTTCCGCTTTGGGATTACTTGTCTAGGCTAAGGACTAAGAAGTCTAACAAAGCTTTTTGCTTAGCTGTGAGCAACAATTGTTGGAAGAAAGACTTCAAGCACTAATCAAAGAAAGAAGACTTATTTGGTCTTCTTTCCTGTTTCTTCTGCACTTCTCTTCTTTGCAGGCTTAGCAACTGTGTTGTCAAATCTGTCTCCGGAGCCGGGTTGTCCGTCTGAGCCTGCAGGTACTGGGTTTCCTATCCCTACAGTGTTAGTGAGTGTCTGGAATGGACCATAAGCGCCACCGCCTCCAGTGAAGTATGCTCCTCCAGGCACAAAGCCACCAAGTCCAGCTTCTCCATCCTCATTCAAGAACTTGATTCTCCTGCTTACTTCTTCATTTATAATCCTCTCAATCTCACTTCTCTTGATCTTCATTCTTTACTAGATGTTGTGAATTTGACATATTTATCAAAAATGGATAAATATTGGAAACCACAAGAAGGCTTTCAGGAATGCCAATAGGAGGAATAGACTACAACAAAGTATTGCAAAGCTTCTATGAGTCTGCAAAGAGCATCAACTCTATGGTGTCTAATGCAGTAGGGATAGAAGTCTCTTGGATGAGGAGTGTGCCACATGAGAAGTCAGAAGATGTGATTTTCCATGAGTACACTCTATTAGATGTTGAGTGTCCTAAGTCTCTCAAAGTTGTGACTACTAACTCTGGGTACAATCCTGGGAACTTCAGTGTTGACTTGTTTGGACTTAGCTATGAAGCTCCATTTGAGGTAGAGATAGACAAGACTGAGTGGGAAAGTGCTTATGGACAAGATGTGATGCCTCAGAAAGGAGACATTGTGTATGTCGAGATGCTCAACTGCTTGTATGAAGTGTCTACATCAACTATCATATATGGATTCATAGAGCGTGAGACAGGTTTCAAAGTACAGCTTGTCAAGTACAATCCAAGAGCTAGCAGGAGAGAGCCTGATGCAGTCAAAGACACTATAGATGACTTGACTGTGAGCGTAGACAAGCTGTTTGGCAAAGAGATTTCAGAAGAAGTAGCTGACATCATCGATGAGCCTCAGACAAGCCAGCTTGTGAATGCAGATCCTATGAGCAGAGATCAATACAAGAGTGAAGACTTAGGAAGCATAGTGATTGGAGATGTAAGCACATACAACAATGTAGTTGCTAAGTCTTACTATGACTTGTCTTCAATGGATCAGTCTATCATATACAAGAATGGAGACTCAGTGTCATCAGAAGACAAAGACTATAACAGGCTATTCACTTGCTGGGTGAAGATACAAGACATTGACACGTCTGCTGATGCTGGGAAGCTAGTCCAGCAAGCAGAGAAGAACTCTTTCTTGATGGAAGACTTCAACTATACAGAGTCTATAAAGAAAGGGGACAAGATTGTAGTGTCTAGAGGGTCGTTCTTGCACTTGAATGGCTATGTGAGCAAGGTAGTAGAAGTCAATGGACAGAAGAAATACTTGATCACACTTAACAATGCAGAGTACAGAGCTGCTGCTAAGAAGCTCACTGGATTCTGGAATGGCAATGTGAAGATCAAGAAATGCAATGTGAAGCCACTTCTCATGGGTAGAGAGCATGGTGAGTGTAACTTCAACATAAGCTTGATTGGAAGCAACTCTGTCTACATCAAGTTTGGAAGCAAAGAGAAAGAAGTCAAGCTCAACAGAGACATTCCATTCAACCAATGGATAGGATTTGCTTGCAACTTAGGTCCGTCTTCTGATGTGTTTGTGTTTGCTGAAGGAACTGACAAGAACATTGGAGTCTTAGATCATGTGATAGTAGGAGACTTGTCTAATGACTTTGAAGTAGGAAAGTTCTACATCACAGAGAGCAACATATTCCTCACTAACATACGATACTACAAGACAGCATGCCAGGTCCCATCTAGTACAATAGAGAAAGACCTTAGCACAATGCTTGTGAAGAATGACAGCAAGACTATCATAAATGACAGTGCAGTCACACCAAACCAAAGCCCTTACATAGCTCAACAGAGATAACTATAGAGATGACACTACAAGAAAGACTAGAGAAACTGACAGCAAGTGAGATCTTGAGCAAGTTCTTTGTCAAGTATCTCCCAACAGGAGAATTTGGCAAAGAGATTGAGATGTTGTCTCTCACCATCAGAGAAGCAGAGAAAGCTATAGAGATTAGCTTGCAAGCAAAAGAAGAGCCAGGAATTTCTAAGCAGCAGAAAGAGACTATCATTTCTGGCTTGAAAAGCGCTCAAGAAGCACTAGACCAACTTGTAGAGAGGAGAGAATTGCTTCTCAATGAGAAAGATATCATATATGAAGCTTACAACAAGAAGATATACAATTCAAGACAAGTTTCAAGCTCGCCTGTTCACCAAGATACTCCTAGTCCTCTTAAGCTAAGAAAGAAAGAAATTGCATATGGGACTCCAGCAAATAAAAGAGAAGATTGGAAGAAGTTTTGGAAGAACAAGACAATATCTGAAATAGAAACTGGTCTTAAGAAAATACAGAGTAACATAAAGACATTAGAAGAGTTAATAGCTGCTAAGAAACAAAGAGGAGAAGACACTTTTCTTGATGAAGATGCTCTTGCAAATGAGCAAGATCTTTTGTCTATCATAACTAGTGTATTGTCAGAGAAGAAAAGGACTCAAGCTACTGAAGAGGCTAATACATCTGATCAGCCTGCACTTGCAGAGCAAGCACAGAGAGTGTCTTATAGACTTAGGCCTGTAGATATATCATCATTAGGAACTCCATCATTAGCTACTCCACCTCTAATTGATGTTGCTACTATGAACAGTGTCCTAGACAGAGAACAATCAATATCTCTAACTAAAGCTTCATCACAGCAATCAGGCAATGCTCCATTTGATGTCAGACTAAGGCGTACAGATCTGTTCTTGCATGGAACTGAGAGAATACCGTTCTCTTCTGATGAAGCTTCTCCTATACTAGCCGACTTAGTAGACTATGCGGTCAACACTAAAGGGGCACATCCAGGGCATGTAGTGCCAGCGTCAAAAGACCAGTACAACAACTTAGCTAAGAATGCCGACTTGTATGGTACTCTGTCTGTGATGAATCCTTACACAGTCACTAGGATATATCATGGACTTGACAACTTAGACCTAAGAGGTGGGTCTGTGAGAGCTGGGACTAACAGGATGCTCGACATCAGAGATCAGAAGAGGTTCTATGACATTCATGACCAGAATCCTGATGATGTGCTCAATGTGACTAACCCTACAACTACAAACATCATCAGGCTCATGAACAATGACCTGTGGGGAAGGACACCATACTCATATCAAGACTTTGTGTTCTGCAAGTACTTTGGAAGGATTCCTAACAACAGGATGATCACCCTCAGGAAGTATGCAGCACCAACATATGACAACTTGTGCTGGGAGCTGATGGGAGCTGATGTGAACAGCAAGCTAGAGACTAAGTTTGCTCCTGTAGCTACTTGTGTCACATACTTTGGAGGTGATACAGGAAACAACTTATCAGACATATTCAAGATCAAGTCTGGCCTTAATTGGGGTAAAGTGAAAGCCGAGATTTGGGGTGTCAATGGTGATGCAGGAGATGTAGGAACAGGTCAATCAGTAGAGAAGACTCTTGATGCAGCTATTGGCAACTTTGGCCAAGACAAGATGGGAATTTTCAGAGATGTGTTCCCAACTCTTGGAAAGATATCATCTAAGACATTGTCCCTAGCAAAGTTCTTTGGAATGACTAAGTCTCCTTATGCATTCAATGAAGGAGCTGCTAATGCAAGCCAGTTGTTTGCAGGACTTCATGATCCTAACACTAATGGTCCTTACTCTAACAGGATACAAGGGCCGCTCAACAGGATAGACGAAGTGTACAAGAGAGAAGTAGGCATAAAGTTTGAGAACAGCATTACTCTAAAGTTTGCTTACAAAGCTCATCCAATAGGTGGCATCAACACGAAAGCTGTGATGCTTGACATCATTGGCAACTTGCTCACTATGTGCTCTGCTACCGCAGTGTTCTGGGGTGGTGGACATAGATTCATGATAGCACCAAGAGAGTATCCATGGACTTCTACTATAAGTCCTGGATTGTTGAAAGACATGTACAATGGCAAGTTCTTTGGGCAGGATGGTGCTATCAGGAAGACTCTTACTGGATTCATAAATGCAGGTGGTGGAACTGGATCTGGAGGGTGGAACTGGGACAATGCTCTCAAAGCTCTTGGAAATCTTGGAATGGGCGTGCTAGGAGTCCTCAGCGGAGCAGTCAACACTTTGCTTGGCAGCTTGTCAGGACAGCTTGCAAGTGATCTTGCGTCTTCTGCTGACAGCCTCTTGCAGAATGTAGGTGGTGCTGTGTTCTCTACAGGAAGCCAGTCTGCATGGGACAAAGGGAAGAAGATATTCAGCAACATCATGGCTAACTCACAAGCAGTGTGGAGATCTAATGCTCTCAAGCAATCTGTACTCCCATCTGTGCAAGGAATGAGGAGCATCTTGATTGGAGCCCCTGTAGGCAACTGGCACTTGACTGTAGGCAATCCACTCAACCCTATAGCTGTGATAGGAAACTTGATATGTGAAGATGTGACATTCAACTTTGGACAAGAGCTTGGTCCTGATGACTTCCCAGATGAGCTTGAAGCAACAATCACTCTCCAGCATGGAATGGCAAGAGACTTGGATGCTATTGAGTCTATGTTCAACAGAGGTGCTGGAAGGATCTATCAAGCTCCTGACTATGCAAAGATGTTTGCTGGACAGATCTCTTCAGATCAAGAGACTAAAGTTGATGCAGTCACAGGTGGCACATCAGCTAGGACTCCAGTAGCATTCGTTCGTGTTGATGATGCATCAGCTCTGAAGTATGCTGGCAAGAATGGCATAGTTGTAGGAGACATGAAAGGAACATCTCCATCAAATCGAGGAAGCTCTAGCACTAACATAGTCACTCAGAAAGCTAGGATAGATGCAATAGACATTGACTATAGTGACAATGTGAGAACATCATTGCAAGGAACTAAGATCCGAGCTGCTTATGCTGGCAACTGGGCTACACGAAAAATGACTGAAGGATAAAGAAGACACATGTTCAAAGCAAGCTTAGACAACAAAGCAAAGGTCACAGATCCAAATGGCAATGAGATTGTAGACTTGACTTCTGCAACTTTCAGGAACAATGAGCAGATCTCTCAGTACTTCTTGAGGAAAGTGCCTAGTGAGTTCAGGATGAGGCCTGACTTAGTTGCGCTCACTGAGCTAGGCACTACAGACAAGACTGAGTACATCATGATGTTCAACCAGATTGGCAACCCATTCAGCATTGACAAAGATGATGTTCTCCTCATTCCAGAGCTCATTGAAGCAGACTCTATGATATATGATGGTGTTGACTCTCCTACAATGGATGAAGACATTGACATCCAAGAAGTACTTGTCAAGAACTACTACAAGCACTCTAATAGGAACAACACTGTTGACATGTCTTCATATGATGAGTTCCTCAACACTCCAATACCATCAGGCAGACCTTCAAGAAGCACTACACCTTACACTCCACAGACAGAGAGTGTAGAGCCTTACATGCTCAGAGACAATGAAGAGGCAGTAGTCATCAGGAATGGAAGGATATACTTCAATGATCCTAATGATGTAGGGCTTCAAGATGTCACTGGAAATGAGAATGCTCCACAAGGAGGAATTGGTTCTGGTGGATGGAATGGAATGGGTCCTACAGCCTCACCAGGGACTCCAGGAGGAGGACATCCTTGGCCTATCACTATTCAAGAGATAGACTCTAACAATGTAGATGCACAGATAACTAGTGTGATAAATGGTGTCCAGACTGACTTGTCTGAAGCTAATTGTGTCTACAATGGCACAAACTTAGCAGACTTCATGAAAGCTTTCAATGTACAACAAAGATAGTAGTATGGTTTTTGACTTTTCTCAATACACTCACTCAAATACAGCTAAGAAGCTCAACATAGACAACAGCTTGCCTGAGACACTCAAGCCTAACATTGTTGAGCTTGACAACTTGCTGAAGTCAGTCAAAGGCTCTTGGAAAGAATATTGTGTTGCTAACAAGCTTGCAAACTATGAAATCCTTATAGTATCTGGATATAGGTCTCAATCTCTGAATCAAGCAGTTGGCGGATCTCCAGACTCTCCTCACTTAGCTGGCTATGCAGCTGACATTCTTCCTCTAAACAAGAGAAATGATGAGTTCTTCAAGTGTGTCCTTGAATTAGCTTCATCAAATGAAGTAGTCTATGATGAGATGATAGTTGAAGGAGTTCCTGGGTCTCAGTGGATGCATGTAGCAGTGAAGTCTCTCTATAGTGAACAAAGAAAGAAGACTATGAAGTATCAAGATGACAAGCTGATTCCTGTGATGCTTGCATCTCAAGACATAGCTTATGGATCTAATGTCCAACAAGAGACTAGCAAAAGACTATCATCTAAGGTCTTTGTTCCGGAAAGCTCTAAGCTAGATTGGACAGATGAGTATTTCTACAATATGTCTCCAGAGGAGATAGACAATTTCTCTGAAGGACCTGAGCTCTTCTCTAGAAACATGCTACTAGCTTCTAGATCAGGCATCTTAGAAGCTGAGAAGAGATGCTTGTACATCATGAAGAGCCTTGTAGACAAGATTATGCTAACCCCATCTCAAGCAGCAGGCATAGCAGGCAACATTGCTTATATGTCTAAAGGATCTTTCAGTACTTATAGGAACTCTGGAGAGAAATATGGCATCTGCATGTGGGATGACAACACAAGAGAGGTGTTCAACAAGATGCACTATAAAGACTGCTACTTAGAAGAAGCTTCACTTGAGAAACAAATAGAGTTCTTGATATACACTTTGTCTGACAGGCTTGTAAGCAAGTTCCAGAAATGCTATGATGTGAATGACTCTTCTAACTTGTTCTTCTCACAATATGTCAACAAGAAGAAATGGCCAGACATGTTCTATGGAGCTTCTAAGACACAAGAAGACAAGATAAGGAAAGAAGCATCAGATAGAAGAGCATACTCAAGTGCCGCCTTGACACTCTGGAAGACTTACAGCTACGTTGATGTTGATGACGTCAAAGATTATTCAGGCAATGGACAAGATGGGCCTAGGATGGAGCCTGGCGATGACTCTAAGATATATGTCAGTGATGGAGACATGACTGTGTACTATGACAATGAGAGAGTGATTCCAGAAGATGATGAAGAGCTTGATCAAGACTTAGTAGACTACTATAGCAACATGTTTGACATTCACACTGACAACTAAAATTGAATAGATAAGCAGACCATGGCAAAAGGAAGACTCAGTCAAGCAGGATACAATGCTCTCAAGAGCTCTGAAGGGTATATCAAGAAAGCGTATGCTCTCAAGAACTCAAAGTCAGGATATACAGAGAAATATTGCACTTGTTGCATAGGGCACTACGGTCCAGATGTAGTGTGTGGAAAGACTTACACTGATGCTGAGTGTCAGGCTTTGTTTGCTAAAGACTCTGCTAGATTCACTAATGATGTCAACAAGATATTTGACACTGACAAAGGAATGACTCAGAGCCAGTTTGATGCCATGTTCAGCTTTGCATACAACCATGGCAACATATCAAGGACAAAGCTTGGAGCCACAATAGCAAATAATCCGAAAGACTATGAGACTATTCAAAAAGTCTGGCTTGCATCTTATGCACATCCTGGAGGATTCAACCTAGTCCCAAGACGAAAGAGAGAAGCTAGCACATACTGTGGTCCAGCATACAACTCAGCTTTGTTGCCCGAGTCTGGTGAAAGTGGTGAGACTCCTGAAGGATTCTCGCCTCACACTGAAGAATTTGAGTTTGAAGATGTGTCTTACTATGATGTGTCTAATGCTTTGAGTGATGTCGACTATGGCTCTCTGAACCAAGCTCAAGCTTTTGCTGTCAACCAGATGGATGCTTCCTATAATGCTTTCAACATAATACAAGATGCTTCTAATGCTGTATTAGGTGCTAAAGTTCTAGAGATAAGCACATTCAAGCATGAAGGGAGTGCAGAAGATCACAGGCTGATAACTGATGACTCAGTGCCATCTGCTATAGCACAAGATGAACACTCTAACAAGGTTAAAGAAGACACAGACAAAATGGATGAAGCTTACTATAACACTACTGATGACAAGACTAAGCCTGCTATGCCAAAGATGATAGTCACTGAAGGATTTGCTATATAATATAGTCACACAACTATGCTAGGACAAAGAAGATATGAAGACATATTTGGGCATCTAGTCCCATACATTCGAATCAAAGACTACGTCTTGAAGAGAGACGAGATTCTCAAGTTCACTCTTGAGTCTAAAGACTTCTTGCCTACAATCACTTTGCATGTAAGCTCTATGACTAAGTCTTTGTCTAGAGAGAACATGCCAGTAGATGGCGACAGGATATCTATAGGCATCAGAGAAGACAAGAAAGTCTACAAGCCTATATCTTCAGACTTCATAATAACTAGCATCTCATCGTCTCCACACAGAGACAATGGTGTCAAGAAGAACTACTATGAGTACTACATAACAGGCAAGCTCTTCATCCCTAACTTAGACAATGGTCTTGACAACTTCACATACACTGGATATGCAGAGGAAGCTTTGAAAGAAGCTTGCAAGAGGCTAGGCCTTGGGTATGTTCACACTAAGAATGTCAAGACTGCTAAGAGAGAGTCATGGCATTGCTATGATGATCCACTAGAGTTCATCCAGAATGTCACAAGTCACATGTGGCTTGCAAAGGACAGCTTCTTTGACTCATGGATTGATCCAAGGAGGAACTTGACCGTTGTGAATGTCAATGACTTGCTTGGCAGGAAGCTCTCAGATGATGGAGAGCTAGATTTCACTAAGTACAAGAATGTCAGTGGAAGCGTAGGAGAAGATGGCAAGTATGTCACTAATGACTTGATGTCTATCAAAGACACTAAGTTCCCTAAGCTCTTCAGCAATGATCCACAGTTTGAAGACTCTCTCTGGTACCCAATTGACTACCAATATGTCAACAACTCTACAAATGTCTCTAAGGCTATAGGCCCACAGAGAAACTTTGAAGTCTATGTGCAGAACAATGGTGTAGGACAGTCTATCAAAGAAGCCAGGCACACTATTGAGATTGGAGTGTGGTACATGAAAGAGAAGCTAGATCTTGGATATGTCATAGCTAATGGCCCTACTAACTATGCTAAAGACTTCAAGATGGCAGACAATGGCAACTGGAGAGATGAGAACACAAAGACATTCCCACCAATCTTGATGCCTATAGAGTCTGACCCTGATGCAGACACTAAGAAGAGCGACCAATCTAACTTGATGGTCAGTGGAAACTTCTCTAAAGAGTATGTCATTGCTCCTGAGCACAACATGATCAACCTTGCAGAGCTTGAGAAGCAGAATGTCATACTCACTACTAATGGTGCCAACTTAGGCATCATGAAAGGAGAGAAAGTACCATGCTTCCTATACAACAGAACTAATGAGAAGTGGGTATCTGAGACAAGGAACACTCAAGACACTGGATTTGAGTTTGACATGGTGTGCTCTGGGTGGTTCTATGTCAAAGCTGTAGAGCTCATATACCAGCCTGACTTCAAGCAAGACAACTTTGTCACAGATTGGAAGACTAGAGTCACACTCACTAGAAGAGAGTGGTTCCCACCTGAGTCTACATCTACTAAGCATGAAGCCGAAGAGTTTGGCATTCTCAGTGTAGATGTTGCACAAGGTACATCTGTAGAGTCTAAGGTCTCTCCGGTGTCACAACCACCAGACACACAGTCTAGCAAGATGCCTGCAGTGACAGACATTCCTACATCTCATCTGCAGCAAGAATTCCAGACACCATTAGATGAAATAGGAAATGTGGTCAATGAGCTAGGTGGAATGTATGATGAAGTCCAAAGCAACTTGAGTGACATGACTAACACTATAGGAGCTAGCTCTATATTGTCCGGCATAAATGGCATCAAAGATGCGGTAGCAAGTGGAGGAGAAGCCATAGAAGCATTGAAAGATGGAGTTAACAACGTAGCAGATGCTATGTCTTCTGAAACAGAAGATGTGCCTGATATGCTAAGCAATGCTACAAATGCTGTCACAACTGTTGCTAATACACAAAAAGACCTTGTCAACAAGGTTGATGCGCTTGGCAATGACATCACTGCAAAAGCAAGACAAAGCATTGAGAATGGCATTCCACTTAATGAAGATACAATAAGCAAAGCTAAGACAAGCTTGACAGACTTAGCATCAAGAACTAGTGCTCTTGCTTCATCGGTTGAGAATACGGTTGAGCAAGTAGCAGATACTATAGAGAATGCAGTTGATAATGGCTTGAGCATTGCTACTAAATTGAAGGACTCAGTTGAATCAAAAATTGGAGAGACTAAAGCTTCTATAGAAGGAACACTCTCAGCTATAGGCAACATATCATCTTCTTTATCTGGACAAAATACTGGTGAGACTTCTCAGAAGAAAGACTTAGCTGAAATCAAAGATGACAATGACACTGGAGGGAATATGGACTTCAGTGAAGCAATGGCATATGATGGCAATGGATTGAAGCATTTCATGAATGAGTTCATTGGAATTATGAATTCTGAGGGAATACCATACATCATGAAAGGCACTAGGAGATGGGCTCTTGACAAGTATGACAACAAAGTATATGGAAATGCATTCACTATGAGAGAGACTAGTGAGATATACAAGACACTAGACTCTGATGGGCTCATGTACTGGCTAAGTGACTATAACTCAAGACACTACTATGGGGAAGCCATAGACATAGAGCCTGCAGGGTCATTTGATGCATTGCTAGACAAGATGTGCTTGTCTGAGAAGCTTCTTGACTTCATGCACAAGTATGGCATTTGTGTACAGCTTGAAGTGAGCAAGTCAGGGCACTCTAAAGGGACACACTTCCATATCTCTACAGATCACAACAACTCACAGCCTAAGTGGTGGGGCATAGTGAACAAGAGGAGAAAAGCAGACAACTTGTCTCTGTATGTTGTGATTCTAGGAAGAGACTACTTTGAAGAAGAGACAAAGAATGACATTGTAGTCATCTAAGAATTAGTCAATTTAGCTCCTGGAGGATAAATATGCCATATAAATCTCTTATTGAATAAAAGACTTAGATGGCATCAAACTACAATATCAGAAAAGAGTTCTTAGGTGAAAGTTCAGCTTTCAGGAATCAGGGTATGTTCAACCCAGCTCTTGATGAGCCTACATACTTGACTTTCAAGCTTGACTTCTTCTCTGATGAGATGCTCACAGAACAGTCTTTCCTCTATGACAGCATTCCTCAAGGTCTATTCTGCTTAGGAAAGCAAGGAAGTGGATTAGGATCTAGAAATGATGCTGAGAATTGGAATCCAGACTTGTCATCAGTCCAGAACTTCATCTCAAAGTTCGAAGAGAAAAAAATGTTCACTCCATCTTTTTTCATAAAAGACAGAGCTTACTCAGCTCTTGAGTATCTCTACTCAAGGAACGAAGACTTCAGGTGCTACATGCTTGCAAAGTTCTTGAAAGGATGGAATGACTTGCAGACTAGATACCAATACTACTTCCAAGAAATAGAAGGCCTTGATGAGCTATTCAAGTCAGATCCAAGCAAAGGACAGAAGATAGAGAAGAGTCACACTATCACTATCAAGTGCTTAGAAGGAATAGATCAAAAGGTCAAGATGCTCCTTAGCTTGTACAAAGCTGCTGCATGGGATGATCACTATCAGAGATGGATTCTTCCAGACATATACAGGTACTTCAAGCTAGACATCTACATTTCCGAGATTAGGACATTCCATCAGTCTGTGTATGCTAATCCTATTGATCCTGATGGTCTCTACTCAAAGTCACTGATTTCTAGCTTGTATGACAACAATGGAGCTTTAGCAAAGGCTATTGACAGGTTTGCCGGCAAAGTTGTTGACAAGATTACAGGAAAAGTCCTCACTACTCTCAATGACTGGACTAACGGCGGCATCAACAGCAATGCTAAAGAAGACAACTTCATTCTTGGAGTTGTCAAAGGATTTGTCCCTGTGACTTGCTTGAGATGCAGCTTGTGTGACTTTGACATCAACTACAATACATATCAAAATGGGTATAGCATCAACAATGACCAGATGGAGACTACATCTATCAAGGTCAGAGTGAGACAAGCAGAAGAGATTCATAATTGGAGGATTTTCCCTCCATATAGGAATCTGATGAATGACTCAGAGAGAAAGCTAGGTCAGGAAGCACTTAAGAACTTAGCAAAGATAAGTGATCTCTCTGATCAGTTCTTCAATGAGACTATCAACATGGTAAATGTTGACAAGTTCCATGTCTACACTGACACAATAGCAGGTGGATGGATTATGGATGGCATCAACAAGATTGTAGAGTCAGTGACTAGTGGAGATGGTGTGCTAGACAAAGTATACAATGGATATCAGACTGTAAGAGATGCTCTAGCACACAAGAAAGCAGTTGAAGGCAACTACAAGACATTTGCTGCTACTGAAGGAGACATAGGAGAGCCAAATCTTCTTGATGATGCTGACACTGTCAACCAGAGAACTAAGAAGTCTAAGGCTGTAGAAGACAGCAGCAGATATGTCTCCGGAAGAGACAATACAAGACCAAAGCCTTATGGCTCGCATGGAGCCGCTAACATGTTCAACGCCCTGGCATCTTATGACCCAAGTACATACTCTTATGTTGTTGCTGTTGCTCACAAGTTTGAGCTTGACTCATCTTATGGTATTATAAAGATCCAGCCAAGAGACAAAGACAGAAGTCTTGCCACTGACTTAGATGGAGACTCTTCAGTGCGTCATTCGGCAATGTCTCACTTGGTGTATAGAGGTGCTGATGATGGTGACGACTGGAATCCACAAGATGCTAGCAGGTTTGAAGTCCCAGAAATGATAAGGATTTCTCAAGACACTATTCTTGATCAGATTGTAGATGGAACTCTCACATATAGAGACTTGATGCAATTCAGGCCTGAGATTCAACGAGCTGGTACTGACTCTAAAGCTACTGACAATGACTCTATACTTCCAGTCATGCCTGAAATCTCAGACAAGCCTGATGAACTTGGATATCTGATAGATGTAAACCAAGGTCCAGACAGGAGTATTGCTACAAATCTAGACAACGGCACAGGATGGGACTATACTAACTATAGTGCTATGCAATCTTTGAACTATGGTGGTGACAGGAGTCTTGCGACCGACTTAGACGGCATCGCTCCAGCTCAGATGCAAGACTTGCCTCATCCTGAGACTGATAGCTTTGCTACGGACACTTCAATACCAATGTCATCACTTCAAGGAATGTCAAATGACATTGACAGGTCTCTTGCTACAGACTTAGATGATGATCCTGTCAGGACGATGACTGACACAGTGTCTCATATTGACAGGTCTCTTGCTACAGACTTGGATAGTGCTCCAGACACTGTCAATCTAGTGAAGATAGAGATTCTTGATGACTTGAGTCTTGCTACAGACTTGAGCAATGACCTTGTATGGTCTTCTATACAAGCTTCTATCATGCAAGTAGGAGCCACATATCCTATATTGAGCCTTGCTACAGACCCATCAGCTTTCATTGGCGGCTTAAGCGAAAATACTATAGGCAGTGAGATTGAAGACAGATCTCTTGCTACAGATCTCGATGGGCTGTTTGGAGGTATAGCAGAAGGCAATCTTATTACTGTTGAAGACAGATCACTTGCTACTGACTTAGACAATGAGCCAACAAGCATTTGGCTTAGGAGCGAAATATCTAAGATGACTTGGATCAGACAACCATATGACAAGTCAGCAGCAACAGACTTAGATGATGAGCATGTCTTAGATGACTATGATAGGAACAAATACGAGAACCTCCAAAAAAAGATAGATCGGTCGCTCGCTACAGACTTAGACAATAGTGTGTATTGGGACTATGAGATGAAGAAGAGAATGCTGTATCTAGAGCCAATACTTGACAGAAGTGAAGCAACAGACCTAGACAATAGTGTAAATTGGAGCTCTCACATGTCTACTGTATTACAGTTTGGAAACAACATTGATCCTAATAATCCATTGCCGTTGTCTAAAGCAAATGACTTAGAGTCAGAGCTTTCTCTTGTAAGCACTGCTAAAGACATAGACAGGAGCCTAGCAACAGACTTAGATGATGACCCATCTGATGGAGGCATAAAGACTAACATATCTGACTTGCAATCAGCACAAGAAACTAATGTTGACTTGAAGTCTGAGGATGAGAAAAGAAAATCAATGACTCATCTGTCTCAAGAGACCTCTTTGTTTGATCAGATTGCAATGCAGACTTTGAAACCAGAGTCAAGCAAGCCTTCAGATATAGAAGGTCCAAGGATTGAAGGCATAGAGTCTAAGCCAAGAGAAATCCAAGGTCAAGACTTGTTCAATCAGATTGCAATGAGCCTGTCTGCAGCAACTGAGCCTTCAGAGATTTCTATTTCTCCTATTGAGACTATAGACAGGTCTCTAGCTACTGACCTAGACAATTCACCATCTATCACAAATGTCTCTAATGGATTTAGTGAGTCTGATAATTCAAGAGAAAAGACTATAGAAGGCAAGTATGTGATAGATGAGAACATGCCAATAAGAGACTTGATAGAAGTTTACCTGATAGGCCAAGCTAAGAAGAAAGAGACTATAGAAGGTCCAAAGCTCCAAGAGGAGAACAAGAGGAAGGTGACTATACTTTAGTCAGATACATACAGAGGAAGGAAAGAAGAAATGGCAAAGATTGATGAGCATAGAGAGTATATTGGCACTGTCATAGAGAACATGGATCCTGACAGAGCTGGACGTTGCAAAGTTAAAGTAGCTGAGTTCATGGAAGGACTTGATGAGAACTTCATTCCATGGGCTACTCCTGGAATGGGAGGCACTTTTGCTGGCGATGGGCTAGGATCTCTGTCCATACCAAAGAAGGGGACTACAGTCAGAGTGAAGTTCAAGAATGGCGACTTGAAAGCACCTGAGTACTTTGGTGTGCAGAAAGTTGACAAGAACCTGTCACACGAGATAGAGTCTGACTATCCAGGCTCACAAGTCTTGTGCTTTGACCATGAGAATGACATGTGTGTGAGATACCAGCCAAACCATGGCATCATTATATACTTAGGCGGCAGTGTGATGCAGATAAACCCAGATGGGATGATCTCTATAGTGCATGCAGGAAACACATCTCTAATCCAGCTAGAAGGAAAAGACATATCAATAACATCTACTGGTGAAGTGAATGTCTCTTCTACTACTAATGTCAACATTGAGTCTAAAGTTGTCAACATAAAAGGCACAGAGAAGACCACTATAAAAGGTGATGCTATTGCTAACGACGCAGAGTTTGCTGTGAATGGTACAGCACTTATTGAGTATCTCAAATTCTTGGCAAAGACAGTAGACAAGAAATATGTGATCACCCCAGGTCTTTGTGAAGCTGAGCTAGAGCGAGTGAAGAACTCTATCATCAACTCTAAGATCATCTATGTCTAGCTCTACTTTGTAGGATTTGTATGGTTTGTGATTGTAATAAATATCTCAAGCAAACAAAAATCTACAAATTCTACAAAGATTAAACATGGCAAATTCACTAGTATTCAGTTACGTTGATGCAGCTAAGAAGAAGGCTCTTGACAAGGCGCTTGCTTTCATAGATGCAATCAAGGATGTGTCTGTCATTGCTTATGACGACACTAATATCAGGAAAGAGCTAGGTGATGTTAGTATATTTGCACACGAGATCCACATTCCAGAGTATGTTGGCGAGCTTGCAAATGACACTGGCTATCTTGTTGCTGATGATGTCTCATCATTTGTAACTAAAGAAGAGCTTGAAGCTAAGAACTACTTGACAGAGCACCAGTCACTTGATGGCTATGCTAAGAGCGCAGACATCAATATTGTTCTCAGTAACCTCGACGCTTCTGTACAAGCTACAATTGAGGCAACTAAAGCTGATGTGTCTACAGACCTTGCTGCTGTAAGGCAAGAGCTTGACAACGGCATGATCAATGTTGAGCAGTATGCTGATGACAAAGTTCTTGCACTCAACAATGATCTCACAGCTATCATCAACTCTAACAGGACTTCAGCTGCTAGTGATCTTGAGTATGCGATCACAAGAGCTAGAGGAGACTTTGATGCTTCTTTCATTGCTTTTGATGCAGCTAAGCAAGATGCATTCGTTGTTGGAGGTGGACTTGCTCTTGAGAACGGAGTGCTCTCTACAACAATAGACACTACACTCTTCAGGATTGTTGATGAGCTTCCTGCTACAGACATAGAAGACAACAAGATCTATCTTGTGTCTACTCACAACTCAACTACTGGCAATATCTATACTGAGCACATCCACACTAATGACGGATGGGAGAAGCTTGGTGAGTTCAAAGCTACTACAGACTTGTCTGGGTACTACACAAAGGATGAAGTTGACAACATTGTCCTCACTGCTCGTCAGGCTCTTGAAGCAGCAGATGCTAACAACTACAATGAGAACAACCTTGCTCATGTAGAGATCAATGGAGCTATCTCTGCCCTCCAGACTGAAGACTTGAAGCTTGCTGCTTCTATTGAGGAGAAGACAAGCACTAATGCTTCTGCTATCCAGACATTGCAAGGCACAGTGTCAGACCACAAAGTCATAACAGATGCAAACACTGAGAACATCACAGCTCTTGACTCTTCACTCTCTAACCTCTACAACAAAGAGTTCTCTGACTACTCAACTTTGTCTTCACTCATAGGCTCAGCTAATAGCAGTATTATCTCTGCAAACCAGAGGATTCAAGAGAATAGTGAAGCTATCGCTGCTGAAGAAGATTCAAGAAAGGATGCAATCTCTGCTCTTGATGCATCAGTCAATACTAAAGCAGAAGAGATTATAGCTTCTGTCAACACTAAAGCCTCTCAAGCAGACTTAGAGTCTCTTGCAGCTATTGTTGACACTAAGGCTTCTCAGACAGATCTTGCAAGCTTGAGCAGTGTTGTTGACACTAAGGCTTCACAAGCAAGTCTTGATGAAGTTATTGGTAGTGTAGAGACCAAAGCAAACCAGACCACAGTTGATGCACTTGCAGCTGTTGTTGACACTAAAGCTGCAAGCTCTGACCTTACAGCACTTACTGAAGTTGTAGGGACAAAAGCTGCTCAGGCTTCAGTTGATGACATCAATACAGCATTGACATCTCTTAGTGAGAGTATTACTGCTAAGAACTCTGAGATAGACACCCACTTCACTGCAACAGATGCAAGCATTGCAGCTCTTGAGACAAGTGTTGAAAAGAACAGTGCAGCTGTAGCTGAGAATCTTGCTTCTATAGAAGCTATTCGCTCACAAGTGTCTGGAATGCCTAAGACCAGGTTTGTTGTAGTTGAAGAGCTTCCAGCAGAGAATGATGCTGATCCAGAAGTCATCTACCTCAAGAAAGAGAGCGACAAAGCAGAAGACTTGTTCACTGAGTACATCTATGTTGAAGGCAACTGGGAGAAGCTTGGCACACAGAAGTTTGACATTTCATCATATGCTACAATAGAGTATGTTGATGGCAAAGCAACTGAGCTTGCTGCTGCAGATGAAGGCCTTGCAGAGCAGATCTCAGGCTTGAATGCTGCTATCACAGATGTTGACACTAAAGCTAGCAACAACAAGAATGCTGTTGATGACATGAGGTCTCTTGTTGACACTAATTCTACTAATGTTGCTTCTCTCCAGAGCGATATAGCAGGTGTTCATTCAAGCATCTCATCATTCAATGAAACTCTTGCTGCTCATGCATCTGACATTGCTGCTAACAACACAGCAACAACACAGAATACAGAAGCAATTGCAGCTGTCAGAGAACAAATCACTTCAATTGACAACACAGTCAATGCTCACAATGAGAGAATTAACCAGGCTGAAGCTAATGTGACAACAGCTACTAATACTGCTAATGATGCAAAGACTAATGTTGAGAGTCTCACTACAAGCCTGCAGACAACTAATGAAAGGATAGACAGCACTGAGTCAAGCATAGCTGACTTGCTGCAGACTTCCTCTCAGAACACTGCAGATATTGCTTCACTCCAGAGCTCGGTGTCTTCTAACTCTGCTGCTATCACTAGTGCTGCTGATAGAATTAGTGCTCTTGAAGAGAATGATGAGGCTCAGGACACTTCAATTGGAATTGCACTTAGCAAAGCAGATGATCTTGAGGCTAGCTTGGCTGTCACTGACTCTTCTGTTGGTGAAGCCTTGAGTACTCTTGAAGGACATACACAGGCAATCACAGCAGATGAAGAGAGCATTGCAGCCAATGCTAGCGAAATCTCAATCCTCAAAGCACAAGTGGAGTCTCTGAACGCTAACTACAGCAACTTGCTTGCAAGATTCAATGCTCTAGTTGAAGAGAAAGAGAATGAGCAGATTGCAGAGATTGAGGCTAGCCAAGAGCAAATCGTTGTAGAGCAAGGCACTTCGGTGTCAGCAAGTGACACTACAAAGAACTTTGCAATAGCAGGAACTGAAGAGAATCCCGTAGATGTTGCTGAAGCAGTGTCTGTGACAGGAAACTCTGTAGCCCTCTCTAATGTGACATCAAGTGCTAATGAAAAGAACATGACACTGGTAGCTCAGTAAGCTCCAGTGTCATTGACACTCAACTATAAAAAGACAACAAGTACAATATAGACATGAAACTAGTTAAGCTTGAGAATGTTACATACAATGGAACTTATGCAAGAAATGCAGTCCAGTCTAACAAGAACTGTGGAGTGATCTTGAAAGCTGATGATCAAGTCATCATCAAGAATGTCACTTTCACACAGGCTTCTTGTCCTGGAGACAATGAAGGCGTAAGTGCAGCTGCTCAGAGATACAATGGAATCGAGATTGGTCTCAACAATGGCACTCGTGTATATCGTCCTAAGAAGATAGACATTGAGAATGTAAGGTTTGAAGGACAGATCTCTAACAATGCTATCTTGATTTTTGACTGTGCAGACAATGCTGTCATCAACATCAAGAATTGCTACTTCAACAAAGTGTCTAATGCTATCAGATTCTCTAACTACTCAATGAGCAAGAATGTCACAATCAACATTGAAGACTGTATCATCAATCAGTGGGAGTCAAGGCCAGAATATGATGGATGGCAAGGATTCATGCTCCTTGAAGACTACAGAGGAGATCACAATAGTGTTCTAGATCTTGAAAAGTGCTTTGGAAAAGAGACTGGACTTGTCATCAACATCAAGAATCTCATTCTTCCTGATGGAATTCTGTATACTCAAGAAGATGTTGAAGGATCACTTGGTCTCATAGAAGACAGGACAAAGATGGTCATCAATGCTTGTGTAGACCATGCAGATGGCAATCCTCACACAGTAACTGAGTTTGGTGGTCTTCACGCATTCCCAACAATCAATGTGTCTCCTCTGAAGCAAGAGATTGAAGAACCTGTCAACTGAAGGTGAATAATTGAATCAGGTTATTCAAATACAAATATTAAAGAGTAGTTCTATTCTAATTTAGGACTACTCTTTAGTTTTCCCCAGGCCCCACCATGCCTCTCCCCAAACCCCTCACTAAGTTTCCTATACTAAATTATACTACTATATACTATTATTATACTACTATATACTATATTAGCATTCTATTGATTCACAGATTCAGATATCTGTTATATGGGCAAATTACTGGAAAGTTTAAAAATTGTTAAAAATTTCCGCTTATTTATACAAAATATAAATAAGGACTTTATTTGCAAATGAATGTATATGAATAGCCAAATAGAAAAAGCCTCTTACATATATAACATTAAATTATTAGGCTTAAGCACTAGATATTCATGAAGCAGAACGTGTTAGCTCTTGACTGGACAAACTTAGCATTCAGGAGCTTGTATTTAGCAAACGGGTTTGATGGGACAGCATCATATGACACACAAGAAGAGATTAACAACTACATTGGCAAGATGGCTATGGACATATCATTCATCTTGAGAATGTTTGCTCCTAACAAAGTAGTGTTTTGTATTGACTCTAAGCATTCTTGGAGAAAAGACATCATAGGGACTTACAAGATTAACAGAGTAAAGTCTTCAGACTACAACTGGGACAACATATTCGCCGCTCTAGACAGTTTCAAAGAGCATATGAAGAAACTTGGATATGTCTTTGCAGAAGTTGAGCACGCGGAAGCAGACGACATGCTGGCTTTGACTAAAGAGATTGTGTTCCAAGAGCCAGCATTCCAGAACTACAACTTGATACTTGTCTCTGCAGATGCAGACATCAGGCAGCTCATTGACTTCAAGCCTGAGACTAACCAGTATTGTATGGTGTTCAATGAGATTGGTACAGGCAAAGGAGGATTCAGGCATCTGTATTGTGACAAAGATACAATGCAATGGTATGATGCTCCAATAGATGTCCAGATAAATGACATCTTCAACTTTGAGATAGACAATGAGAGAGAGTTCATAAAGAACTTGATTGTTGCTAATCCAAAAGTGAAGATGGAAGTCACAGATCCAGACAACATTCTCCTCAACAAGATATTCTGTGGAGATGATGGAGACTGTGTCCCTGCATTTTATGAGTGGTTCAATGACAAAGGCAACAAGAAGAGATTCACTAATGCACCTTATGTCAAGATGTTAGGGATTCTAGGAGCACACTCAATTGAGGAATTAGAGCAGACAAAAGGATCTCTCAAAGAAGCATTAGAGACAGTCCTCAAGAGGAAAATCAATGACATTGATGTGCTTGAGCGTCTTGAGAGACAGAAGAAGCTTGTGTACTTGAATAGCTCAGTGTTTCCAGAGAGCATAGCAAGCTACAAGAGAGACTTGGCTAGCTTGATGCTCAAGCAGCCATCCCTCAACTTGTATGGTGTCAAGATGGATACTTTGCTCAATGGCTCAGAGTTCAAAGATGTGCTAGTGAAAGACAAGAAGAGAGATGCTGAAGTGTTCAAGTCTCTTGACAAGTACGTTGACAACTTAAACCTTACACCATTATTCTAATACAATGAAGAACTATTATAAGCCAACTGATATTCATCTTGTTCATACTCTTTTGTCTCAACCTAGCATATCTAGAGGTACAAGCATGTTCTCAGATGAAGACAAAAACAAAATCTTAGAAAGCTACTTGTCAGAAGAATTTGACAGATTGTATCCGATATTTGAAGAATATCACATCCCAAGAGGATTTGATAGTGTCATTGACAATATTGTCAGTATCATCAATGACAAGCTGACAGAGTTCAAGAGAAAGAACTATAGTGATGAATATTTACTGAAAAAGCCAATTGAATACCTTCATAATATTGACAAGCCTATTGAGCTGTTAGAGTTTGTGTATGATGCTGAGAAGAAAGAGTGTTTCCATAGAAAAGCTGAAGACTCTTTTGACAACACTCATGAATTTCCTATAGTGCTCTATTTCTATGAGGCTAGAGACAACAATCCAATGAGTATAGAAAGGAAAGTTGACAGAGACACAATTTTTGTGAAGTTCAACATACATCTTCTTTCTATAGTAAATTTCAACATCAAAGAGCTAGTCAGACATGAGATAGTCCATATAGTAGAGAGATTCACTCCAAAGAAGGACCTGAAAGAATTCAATGAGACTGTCAACAAAGAAGTATTTGACCATTTGAGAAACAAATATGATTTAAATGATGTCATCACTGGAAGAAACTTCATATCACTGTTCTCTGAAACTGAGATAGATGCTAGAGTCAATGAGCTATATGAAAGGATACTTAGCATGTCTAATGAAAGGATTGAGGGAATTACAAGATCTGACTACTCAATAAAAATCAAAGGAATTCTCAAGTTGTTCAAAGAGAATAGTGACATTACTTTGTTTAGCTCTATGAAAGCCTTTGTTGAGACAATAGATGAGTGTATCAATGGAAGTGAGATTCCAGATTATCTAAGATGTTTTGCTTTCTACAACTATAAGCTAAGGAAGTATGAATACAAAGGATTCTTGAATGATCCAGAGTATTTCATGAACATTGACTATCTGACTAATATGGCTAAGTATTTTGACAAGATTATCAAGAAATTTGAGACAAAATGCTACAAGATCATATATAAAGCTCTAGAAGATAAAGGCTATTACAAGCAGAAATCTGAATTCCAAAGACATCTAGAAGAAAGCAACATCATGCCTTATCTTGTATTTGAGTCTCAAGAGATTTACTATATAGTCAATATTGATAATGAGTTTTAGTGTATGGGAAAGGAGATAAAGAACATACAGATGGTGTTTCCTGAAGATGGATTCTATGCATCACCATCTTTGAAGAAGAACGAGCAAGCATTCAACATGCTCAAAGAGATGTTCACTGGGAAGACTATTGACATAGATGTCTCTAATGTTCCTGATGAACAAATCAAGAAACATGTCAGTATCAAAGAAGATACAAATATTACAAATGAGGAAACAAAGAAATTGAAGTTTTGTATTGACTTTGACGGGACTTGTGTCCTTGAGATGTTCCCTAAAGTAGGTCCTTCAGCTCCAGCAGCAACAAAAGTACTTAAAGCCTTAGTCAAGAGAGGACATCAGCTTATTCTTTGGACTGCTAGAGCAGACAAGCTCTTAGAAGATGCTATAGATTGGTTCAAAGAGAATGACATAGAGCTTGCATCTGTCAATGAAGACCCATCGCCTTTAGAAGGTTATCCAGTTCCTAGGAAAGTGATTCCTACATGGTATATAGATGACAGGAACTTGTGTACACCTATGACAGAGGTCACTTATAATGGTAAAGAATACCAAGTAGTTGATTGGATAGAGATAGAGAAAGAGCTGAAGAGAAAGAAAATATTGTAATGGAAATAGAAGAGAGAAATTTACAAGAGAAGTACTATTACAATGTGGTGTATGTTTTTACTGCTGATATGGCAAAGTGTATAGGAACTAGTATAATTTCTCTTGATACAAGTTTCTTTGATCGAGAGGAAGCAACTAAGAAAATTAAAGAGGCATATCAAAATAGGGGGTCCACTTGGTTTTGTATACTAAGCTGGCACAAGTCATCAAAGGAAGAATTTGACCACTTCGATTCTTCTGAAAAAGGAAAAGAAATTAAAGAAATTAAAGTATCTGATATTTCTTTGATATATTTGTAAAGAAAATAGAAAAATTGACAAAATCTTTAAAAATTTATAAGATTTTTGTGGCTTTTTCACTAAGTAGAAGATATATAGTATTGAAATTAATTCTTAAATCAACTCTAAAATGCAGAGAATTGTAAATACATACGTGAATACAGTTTCTACAGTCGGTAATAATCGACCTGCTGATAGAGTGTCTACAGGAACATCAAGGATATCAGGATATGATTATCCAGCGATTGATGAAAGTAGATATTGAAACAACAAGTTCTAAAGTGAGTTTCAGGATTTAAGAGACAAGACAAGAAGAATTTCCATACTTGCAAATAGGACTTGAGCAGAGAACAGACAAAGCTTGAGTCCATTTATTTTATTTTCTGATACTCATTTACTTGATAAAGTGTTAAAGAAGTGTTAAATGCTCAAAAAAATTTCCAGGTGTCGAAAACTTGTTGTAATTTTGCAGCATACAACAACAGAAATACATTCCTCAAGTGAGAGGAAGAACAAATTGAAAGATTGATACAAAGACATAAATCCTGAAGTGCAAGACACAGCGAAAGCCACAGGTCAGAGAAAGCAAGGAGAGATAAATTCGAAATAAGGCTTCTGGGCGTACTCGAAATAAGAAGAGATAAAGGTTAGAACTAGACTGCTCTTACACTCTTTCACTTACAGGATTTGACCACAAGATAAACAACTCTTGTCTATTCAGCTGGTGTGAGCAATGATCAGCTTCCATCTCTTGATAGCAACATGAGAGAAGCTTCTTGTGATGGTCTCAACTATGTGCTTGGTGCACTAGCTGGATTCATGCCATTGAGGGAGATGTGGATACTGGTGATAGCAAGGTTCGAATCCTTGATAGTTGGGAAGCAAGACTAAGTGGGTGAGCCTTCATTATATTCGCTTAGAGACTTGTGTTTGGGAAGATAGATAGCTGGAAAAATTAGCGGTCCGTAAAACCGTCGGCATTCGCCTGTGCTAGGTTCGAGTCCTGCTCTTCCCACATATCATAAAAGAGTTCTTTGAATGACTTGAATAACAAGTAACAACATACAAAAGCGTACGATATGTGTGGCTCTAAGAATGAACCCAAACGCAGCGTGTTGGGTGGGTAGCCATTCCCATAGCATAGGAGGCCTTTATAATGCACTTAGAGATACTTGGTATTTCATCCCGGTTTATTGACCAGTATATTGGTGACTGGACAGCTGCCGTACACAGCCGCTTGTCTACCGAAAGTTGTGATGACCATGGATAGCTTACAATGAATAGGAGCAGGTATGGAGGTTCGATTCCTTCGATGGGACAAACAATACAAGATTTGCAGAAATTGCCTCAAACTTTCACAAGAATGAGCAATACAACATCTACAATCTTGAATTGATGAGACGTGATGAGTGAATCAAGCTCGAGTCTCATGAGGTCTTTGACTTATTGGTACACAACATAAACAATTTCTGATACGGAAGAGGAGTGGTGAAAAACCCCTTTCAATGAGTTGCTAAGCAACTTTGAGAAATAGTTCAGTAAACATATATAAGGGTTCTCTGATGGTGAGAGATTAAAAATTGCCTTTATAACAGAATTTCCATATCATTTAGGAATAGCAAATACAAACAACATGAGTACATGAAGCAGATAGGATGTGCTACTGTGAAAATCTGAGATGCAGAAACCAAGAGAAACACAGTCGAAGAGAATTAGCAGGCTATGGTGGTTCGAATCCACCTGTACTCACACACCTATGTCTATTCTTTCAGTTACTTCTATCACAGAATTTTGGGTTTTCGACTACTGATAGAGATTTGCATAGGAAATGGCTATATGAGTCCCAAAGGTCAGGACGTAGAGACAAGGAAGAACATAAGCACTAATAGAATTTTGGAAGAAGGTGTAATGAGATTCCTTTATCAGCTCTACAAATTCAGGTTCAAGTCCTGTTATAGCCACTTAGATAGGATCACTTAGGTGACAGATGAATGGTCCATTGGTATAACGGTTAGAATATGTGACTGTCGATCACAAGATAAGAGTTCGACTCTCTTATGGACCGCTTGTAAATATTTTTTATGTTCTATTATACTAGATAATCATTTAGATTTAAAATTGGCCTTTGGTGAAAAGGAATCACAAGAGACTGTTAATCTCTAGTTGCGGTATCGTGATCCGCAGGGCCAGCGCGAAAATAGATGTGACTTGGTTTTCATAAGGTAGAAGCACTAGTACGGAGTTTTACAAGTCACTTGTCATGCTTTAGTAACTCTGCGAGGAGTCATCCTCCTCAGGTAACGGGGTCCCCTGTAAGTGTGGTCACTAGCCTGTCAATTGCGCAATAACTGTGACTCTCTCGGGAATTGCAAGTATAACTTGAGTGTAGATCGATACAATGCACTTGAGGAAATCTTTGTATGAAGCTAGGTATAAGCAGGTAGAGTAATCCTAGCAAGGATGCAAATGTGCTGAGGTATGACATTTGGACCTGTAGCTTAGTGGTTTTAAAGCAGCAGACTCATAGAAATTGTGTGCATAGGCGAGAAATCCCTATGTAGAATCTCCCTAAAACGGTGGAAGTCCTTTTTATATCTCAATAAGTAGTATCCTTGAAAAGGAAAACCTAAGATACATGATATTAACATGATAACACTGAGAGATAACGCTAACCAATAATGTGTAAGGAAAATACCGTGCTAAATTGAGAAATCTAGCTAGTAATAGCAGACGCAAGAGAATAGCAACGTAGCGCAGATAGCGGCTATTTTCTCATAAATGTGTAGAGAGTATAGAGGAGATACCTAAGTTGAAATTAAGAGACATGCTGTGAAAAGCAGATAGTTCAAGTCTAACAGAACACTTGCTAGCTAGAATTTCAATATGGTAAAGATGTATCCCAGACTACAACAAACAAAAGTCAATGGTTCAAATCCATATAAGGTGTCAATTGCAAAGATTGGCTCACTTGGTGAAGTTGGCATCACGTTTGTTTGGCTATGGCAACATAGAGTAGCAGGAATCTGAAGATCGTGGGTTCAAATCCCTCCAGGTCCACTCAATAATCAGCAAGGGTTGAATGATGAAGTAAATCTTATACAGAGGGCTATATTAGAGGTTTTAAGTACATTGCATGCTCTTTGTGTAGCTGATTATTTATAAAGACAAACAGGACGACGGTCCTGAGAGCTGTAGTTCAAGTAGTTAGAACGCCTGACGTGGAAATGTACGGAGCATTAGCCGGCCAGCTCAACAACATCAAACTTCGACAACTGAGTTAAACGGAAGGTGTCCAATTTATTGCTAAGCCTGAATTGTGAGACACGAGTTGCAAATCGTACACGATTTCAGAGGAAGCATTGTTGCAAGTGGGTAGTTTTAGAAGTCAAGCAAGCCGCGGATAAAGTGAGGAACTAAGTTTGACTACTCAGGCACATAATTCAGGAAGCTTCTCCTGAGATAGCAGGTTCGACTCCTGTAGTTGTTACTGACACAAATTTGAGAAATCATAAACTTTGTGATGCTTGGCAGATATATATTAAGCAAAAACTTAAAATATTAAAGTGAGAAACATGAAGAAATTCCTTTTGATGATTACAGCTGTTCTTTTCAGCTTAGTCATTGGCTTTAGCTCATGTACATCATGCAATGGCAACAAAGAAGTTCCTGCAACGGACTCTGTCTTAGTTGACACCACAAATGCACAGAAAGCTGAGCTGGTAGTTGAGAATCTTGTCTCAATGGACCGTCAAGACATGTACACAAACTATGGCAAAGACTACCGTTGGTTTGAGACATGCATAGTCATGAAAGACTATCTTGATACAGAGAATGATGGAACTATTGCAGGTGTGTCAAACATCTTCCAGATTGTTGAAGGAGATGGCAAGAGCTTTGACACTAAGGTAATTATGTTTACACACACTCCTGATACTGCAGCAGTAGAAGTCAAGAATGGATTCTGGGTAGAAGACTTCCCATTGAATGATGAAGCAATCAAGGTTACTTTCAAGCAGGCATTTGACAATCTGATGACAACAAATTGCCCTAAGCCTCACTCAAAGCATTGTGTGCTTCGTAAAGAAGTTGGTCCTAAAGAAGCAAATCCTCAGTATATCTTTGGAAACCAGACTGCACAGGTCTATGTAGATGCTACTACAGGTGAAGTCAAGACAAGCAATCCTGCTTTCCCTGAAAGCTTCAGCTATGCTTTCACTTGGTAACAAAGACAACTACTAAGAAATAGCAAGAGGTCGCGCCTCAACGTAACGTAGCTAGTCCCTGAGTCATATCAAACTAGTTTCCAATCGTAAGTGGATACTGTGGTTGACGGTTACAAGACCACAATCTTCAGGAACATTGCATATCGGTAAAGTTAAATCGCGAGCCGCTGAGTTTGCAGCTTGGGTTCCTGACAAGTTAGTTGACTGACCAAGACCCTATCGTCTAACATTGCTAGGATACTACTTAGGTAGAGATACTGTATCAAATCAGGCATGGGTCGCTTTATGGGCCGTGTAGTGTAATTGGCTAGCACGTGATGTTTGCACCATCACAGTGGGGTTCGAGTCCCACACGTGTCCACTATGGTCATTATCACATAGTTATAAAGCTGTGTTAAACTAATGATTTAAAGAAATAAACAACTGGGCTATAGTAGTGTGTTAAATAGGCTGGAAGCCAGCCTTCATGATAGCTATAGACGTCTTGGAGGTACCCTGTACGAGGTTTTTGACTTGAGATAGCATCAATAGGAGTTTGCCTAATGTTCAAATCCGGAGTAGTCCACACAACATTTACTATTTACTAATTATTTAATTTGGCTTCTTAGTATATCGGTATTATGGCGGCTTTGTAACCCGCGGAGATCAGTTCGACTCTGATAGGAGCCTCTAAAGAATAATATGTGAATGTGTGAAACATTTCAGACCACCCTCTTCATGGATATATGTAGTCTATATGAAGATTAGGTTAGAAAGCATCAACGAGCTCGGTAAGAACGAGTGTATTATTCTTTTCAATTTTATCAAGGACAAACTTCTCAAACATTAGTCATATAACATACATGATTAGTCTATTCACGAAATCAGATACAGTGAACTATTTAGAAGAGAGCTTGTTTGAGCAGTATCATCCTCTCAATGAGATGTCTAATATTGCTTCAAAGCTTGATAATCTTCCAAGGAACACTAAAGTGTATGTGTATGGTGAAGAAGATGAGACAGGACGTAAGCCTCCTCATTTTCATGTTCTCATAGATCATGGAGCTATAGAGCTAGAGGTCTACATACAGAGAATAAGAGATTTGATTATATGGAGGACTAAAGGAAATAGACCTCTGACTTGGGATGGAATTACTGATGTGTATAAATCACTCAAGAAATGGTTGCATCAGAAGAACAAGTTCTATGATATGACTAATATAGAAGCTATTGTAAGAGCTTGGAATTCTGGAAATGAGAATCAGCAGATAGACATGAAGTTTACAGAATAAACAATAAATGCAGGTGTAACTCAATTGATAGAGCGTCAGATTTCCAGTCTGAAAGTTGCGGGTTTGAGCCCCGTCATCTGCTCCAACTTCTAGAAATGAGTTTTGGTATCGAAGGTGTAGGCCAAGGTTTCTCACATTAAACAAAAAACTGCTTTATCATTAGAGTAAGGCACCGGGTCTCTTAGCTCAGTTGATCCAGAGTGCTTCCTTGACGTGGAAGAGGCCGATGGTTTGAATCCATCAGGGATCACATCCGGCTCCTCGCCGTGAAGAGGTAGTTTTGCGTTTGATTCGACGGCATCTATGAAAGAATAGAATTAGTACAGCTACACGTTCTTCATGATAAACATGGTGTAGTAGGGATGCAAAACCTTCATGGTTAGGATTCTAGATGACGAGACCATGCAAAGAATTGCAAATTGTATGTCCGAAGTACGATGATAAGGAAAAGGATGTACAACTCTGGGTGTAACCGGTAATAGGTGACCGACTGGTTTTGGGAACCAGACTAAGCTATGTGGGTTCGAGTCCCATCTCCCAGACTTTAACTATGTGATTATTACACACTTATAAAGTTTCGTTAAATTTTTAGTTATGGGTCATGCATGAGTAGCTGGAATCTCCACACGGACAGAGTCGGAAAAGCCGTGATGCCAATTGGGGTTTGAGTCCCCTTTGATCCACCATCTGTGAAAGTCCCGGTGGGCCCTGGGCATGGAATACTTGGTATCGATCCATACTC